TTTACACTTGCACATCCACTACACGAGGCTCGATGAGCGTGTGTGTCCCCTTGTGTACCTAGGGAAACAGGGGGGTGGGGCATGTGCGTAGTTGATATGCGAGGGGATATGCGAGGGCTGAGAACGTCATACAGGCGTGCATGGATGAACGCTGGAGCATGCATGCCTATCTCTTACATATGTCGATGGATCACTTTCTCTCGCCGCCCGTTGGTGCAGAAATTTCTGACAGTTGTGCATGGAGCGTTGCTCGTACTGGATGAGAGCGAGAGACGCTCGTGAAAGGAATGCATGTATCCCCCTGACTTCAGAGAGCACGTTGCTGCTCTCCACTCGCCGCCCGTCGATGTCGATGAGACCTGTCCGTGGTGCTCGGGCACTGGTACCTACTCGGGACCGATGATGGGTCGCCAGTACGTCGGTCCCTGCATGGTCTGCGAGATCGACCCTCAAACAGGCCCCTCAGAGGCTCTCTGAGCGCCGCCCAGCACCTCGGGGTGGTGGTTACACCTGAACGGTATGCGAGGCTGCGAGAGAGGCATACAGAGGGCAATGAAGCGAAATCCTTGTTTCAGCGGTATCGACATCGATATCGATTGCCCCGGAACGCAAAGAACCCCCCGACCTACCCGTCAGGGGGTTCTTGCTTGAGCGTCGGGCCTACCCGCCCGTGCTCAGGATCACCAGCCGTAGGACTCCAGCACGGCCTCTTGAACGCTGTCGAAGTCGATGGTGGTGGCGGTGCCGGTGTTGATCGCATCGGCCACGGCGACCTTCGACTGGAGGACGTTCCACAGGTGCTCGGACACGCCCTCGTTCATGTTGAGAACGTGGGTCGTGACGTGACGCTCTTGACCAATTCGGTAGATGCGGTCAGCGGCCTGTCCGTAGGTGCCCGGTGCCCATGGGAGTTGCACGAAGGCGAGGTGACGGGCAGCGGTGAGCGTGAGGCCAGTGCCAGCCGCTTCGATGTTGCCGATGACGACATCGAGGTTGCCAGCCTGAAACGCATCGACAACCTCGGCCTTCGCTTCGGACGACATGCCGCCGATGATCGCACCGACCTTGAGGCCCTCGGCCAGCAGCGCTTCGTACATGGCGAGGACGACGCTCTTGTGGTGAGCCATGAGCACGACCTGCTCGCCCTGAGAGGTGAGCGAGGTGGTGTACTCGGTTGCTGCCTTCACCTTGGCGAGACCGTCGGCCTCCCACAGCGCCATCAACTTGGTGATCGCTTCGGCCTTGGCCGCACGAGCGAGAGCAGCGTCGCCCTTGGTCTCGCGCACCCATGAGAGGAAGTTCTTCTCCATGCGGCGGTAGTTCGCAGCGTCACCGTTGAGCACGAGCGAACGTACGGCGGTGGTGCGGGCCGGGAGATCAAGCACGTCCTCGCGAGGCACTGAGATCATGCAGGTGCTCGTGAGAGCCGCACGGAGGCCCTCAGGGTCCTTCGCACCCGTGGCAACGAGGATGTTCGCACGACCGGTCCACACGAGTTCGGTCTCGCACCAGCGGTCAAGGAACACGCTGTAGGACGATCCACCGGAGACGGCCTTGGCGTTGTCGTTGCCCGTGATCGACAGCGGCTGGTACACGTCGATGATGCGATTCGACACGAGCGTGCCGGTAGCCATGACGACGACAGCGTCGGCAGCGAGGGTGGCGGCGAATGCCTTGAGAGCCTTGGAGCGCTTCGCATCACGGCTCTTGAAGCGGTGGGCCTCATCGACAAACACGGCATCGGGAGCGAACGCTTCGACATCAGCGATGCGCTGGGCGAGGACGGAGTCGGGCACGATCACCACGTCGGCCTCGGGGAACGCTGCGGCCTTGGTGCCGGACACGAGTGCGACCGACAGGTGAGGGAAGTCGATTGCGAATTCGTTGGCCCATGGGGAGATGCGAAGTGACGGGGGCACGACGATGACGGAGCGCTTGCCCTCGGCAGCGAGAGCGGCAGCAGCGGCCTGCATGATGGCCGTCTTGCCAAGACCGGGCTGGAGACCCAGCAGGACACGGCGCTGGTTGAGGATCATCTCAACAGCGGCCTGCTGGTAGGCGTACAGCGTCTTGGTGGCCGGAGCGACCGGGAGCACGAAACCCTCGGTCGGCGTGGTGACGGTGCCGTCGAACGTGCTGGTGGCACGAGCGTGATCGATGAAGCCATCGACAGCGCCCTTGGCAGCGGCGGTGCTGAGAAGTGAGTCAAGGATGTTGGTCATGGTGTCGCTCTCCTGTGGGTAGACGATGGGACGACCTCGTGATCATTCCACACGGCAGCGACAGGATCAAGTCATTGGTTCCCTTGCCCTCGGGACCGACGCTCGGTGAAGGCTCGCGAGGGACCGCCCGGGGCACGTCGAAGTGCCAAATATGCATATTTGCCCGTAGAAACCGTTTATTGGACTTTCGAACATGTCATCGATCAAGAAAGTCATATAAGTAGGCACTTATTTGCACGTCGATAGGCAATAAAGCATTTCGTGCCCTTTCCCCTGAGAGGCTCTGAGAGGAATCGATATGGGTGAGAGTGGCCGGAAGGGCCACGAGGCGCTCTCAGGGCCATACAGGGGCCTCTCAGGGCAAGTGAGCGAAAGCCTTGCTGATTGCCTTCAGGAACGAAAAAGGCCCTCTCCGGGGGACTGGAGAGGGCCTTTCTTGGGGGAGGTGTGAGAGTCAGCGACGCTTGGCGGCTCGCTTCTTGGCCGCTTCGATCTCGGCCTCGGGAGTAGATCCGATGCGAGCGGCGTACACGTCGGCCACGATCTCAAGAGCGCTCGGCGGGTACGACGGGTGGTGGTGGACCACGGTGCCGTCTTCCCACGTCCGGGGGTAGGCAGCGTTCCAGTCGAAGTAGTCCGTGAGCCACGCCTTCGCAGCGGCGATGGTCTTGAGGCGTTCGTTGCGAGGTTTGTCGTTGACCCATTCAAGAACGAACGTGAGACCGCCATCGATGTCGTCGGGCACGAGAGCCTTGGCGACCTTCTTGGCATGACGATCGGCCTTGAGCGCTGCACGTTCGGCCTTCGCTGCTTTGTCGTTGTTCGACGTGCCGTTGGTCCATTCGACCGGTGCCGACGGGAAGCACACGGAGCAGAGAATCTCGCCCTGATCAGCGACAGCGTCGGCCTCGGTCAGTCCCGACAACTGCGGGAGCCAGCCGAACTCGGTCGTGATGAAGCATGTGCTGCACGACGTGTCGCGATGGATGTGACCGTTGCTGTTGAGCACGAGGAAGAACCGGCTCCAGCGGTGCTCGCTGTAGAGGTCGTGGAACGGAGCAACTTTGGCATCAAGGCGGGCGATGACGGATCGACCGTGGGAGATGGAGTCGTAGAACTTCTGCGGGTCAAGACCATTTTTTTCCGCACGTTCGATCTGACGCTCGTGATGCTGAATGTACGAACGCTCCTTGGCGATCTCGCCGTTGATCTCAGCGATCACGGTGTCGATGGCGGCAGCAGCGGCATGGGTCGCTTCGTCGTAGGACTTGACCGGCTCGAAACTGAGTTCGGTGTCGTCGTTCACGATGACCCCGTCGATCAGCGTGTCGATGTAGTCGCAGTCCTGACAGGTGCGCTCGGTGACGGCGAAGACGAAGCCACTGTGTGGCTCGTAGTTGCCAGCGAGCGAGAGGGAATCTTCTTCGCAGTTCGGGCAGATGTTGGTGGTCGTGATGGTCGTGGTCATGGCAGGCCCTCCGGGGCGGTAGTGGGTAGGTCCCTGACCGTAATGCGGCCATTCGACGGGTGCAAGCCTTTCGAACCCCTGCCTGTATGGCCCTGTGAGGGCCTCCCAGCACTCGGGTGGGGGGTATATACCCGACCACCCCCACGAGGCGCTCTCAGGGGCATACAGGAGGCAATGAGACGAAATCCTTGATATCGACGGTATGGCAATATCGATACCGCCCTGAAACGCAAATGACCGCCCACGAAGGGCGGTCATCAGCACGATCGTTCTGATCAAGCGGTCGATCAGAAGCCCATCTTGCTGGCGCAGTCCGGGCCAAGACCAGCGGCTCGCGAGTCCTCATCGGTCAGGGTGCGATGGCAGCGGCCACAGCGACCGATCTCACGGCCATAGGCGGCGAGGGCACCAGCGACATCGTCGGTGCATGCGATGCGCTCCAGCACCTTGACAGCGTCTTCGTACGCAAGGTGCTGGTCGTGGTGACCGCCGATGATGCGGTAGACGGCGACACCAAGCGAGATGCGAACGACTCGGAAGAAATCAAGGTCGTTCGAACCGGTCACGTTGTCGATGGCGAGATGAAGGTCGGGCTTCGACTGACCAGCAACACCGGCACGAGTGAAGAGATCACGGGAGAGGGCGATGGCATCGGCACGAGCGGCCTGACGGGCCTGTTCGAAAGCCTGACGCTCGGCCTGCTCGGCAGCGACACGGGCCTGAGCCTCGGCACGCTCGGCAGCGAGGGCCGCTTCACGCTCGGCAGGATCAATCTCGGCACATGCCTTGCAGATCGTGAGCCATGAACCGTTGACGAGAAGAGCGTGACCGGCACCGGCATCGACACGCTGGGAGCACACGTTGCAGCCCTTGGCGAAGCGGTTCGAAATGACTCGCTCGGCATTGAACGATGCGAGACCAACGGGGAGGGCGACAGCGGTGAACGGCTTGAGCATCGGATTGATGTTCTTGAGAAGAGCGTCGATGGCCTTCGAAGCCTCGCGAGATTCGATGAGCGTCGAACCTTCACGGACTGCCTGCATCGCTGTGGCGATCTCGGGAGTGAGCGCCTTGGACACGGCGGCGAGCACATCGGTTGCGCCCTTCTCAGAAGCGGCGGCGAGTCCAGCCTCGGTCTCAGCGAGGAGGGTGGTGAGGAAGTTGATCTGCTTCGTTGATGCGGACATGGCGTGACCTCCGGGGTCGTTGGTGGGTAGGTGGACGATATTGGCATACGGGTGCGACAGCCGCAAGTATCCCAATCGATATCGATATCGATCGGGCCTGAGAACGAGAAGAGCCACCCCGGAGGGTGGCTCTTAGTGCGCCTCGGTTGGCGGTGGATCAGTCGGTAGCGACCCCCGATGCCGTGGAGAGCGCCCGGAGCACCGGGAGGGAGACCTCGTGGACGACGTGTTCGGATGAAAGCGAGACGCTCCCAACGGAGAGGCTGTTCGTCGTGAACGGGAATTCGGGCATGTCGTGATTCACGACGGCGTACTTCACACGCTGTGAGATCAGGCCCTTGAACGATCCGTCCCGGTAGTAATCGGCGCTCAGTTGAGCGACCTCCACGCCGTTGAGCGTGATGGAGACGATGGTTCCGGTTTCGTCCAAGATGGCTCCGATGGTCGGTACTGCGCTTCGGCGTTCCTTCCATTCCTTGACCTCGTCGCTGCCGTAGAACTCAAGGTCGGCATTGAACTGGGCGATGGTTCCGATTGATTCTGACATGGTGACCTCCGTAGGTCGGTAGTGGGTAGGTCTCCATTAAGCGCACAGCCTCAAGAGGGATGCAAGTCATTCGTTCCCTTGCGCTCGGTCGAAGTACGTCGAACAGGGCCTTCTCAGGGCCACGAGGCACGAAAGTGCCAATTCATCCGTAGAACCTGTTTATTGGACTTTTGAGCATATGCCTGTTCAGAAAACTCATATAAGTAGGCACTTTTCTGTCGAATTCTATCGAATAAAGGATTTCGCTCCGTTGCGTTCTAAGCGATTGAGACCCCGAAGTGGGGGGTTTGTCTCATTCAGGGGTGCGAGGCGCTCTCAGGGCCATATAGGGGGCAATGAGACGAAATCCTTGTACAGGGCCATATTCGACGTTCTCAGGTCCAATCGACCTGTCCGAAGAGAGCCACCTGAAGAATCTCGTCGGCCTCCTCGGGATCGAACGGGTGGTCGTTTCGACCGAAGAACCGGTCACGGACGTAGGACCGTGTTCCCTTCGACAGTCCCATGCCATGGCCGTCGCTGAGCACGATGGTGAGCAGACCTTCGACCACGAGCGTGCTGTCGATGGCATATTCGATCCCGTCGTCGTCCTCATCGATGGTGACCGTCGGGACCGGCGCTCCGGGGATCAACGTGGACCAATGTCCGATGGCCGGGAGACCGACGGTGAGCACCTCGGCCACCATCTCCTCAAGCGTGCTCACAGCATCTCCTCACGAGGTCGTTGATGAGTATCTCTATGCACGATCCAATCGCTTCGTAGCCGCTGTCGTCGGTCCCTTCATCAGTGGCTAGGTCGCCATCGGGGGAGCACACGTTGATCCAGTAGTGCGTTGAGTACTCATCAGGCTCCTCGCGATCGCGAGAGACGAACGTGCACTTCTCTTCGGACGTGACGGTGATGTCGTATCCGGCGGTATCGATGAGCAGTTTGGGATCGTCCCGACTCGTGCCCAAGAGGGCGAGCACGCTGTCGTCGGTATCAGTAATCCATCGTTCCAATAGCCAGTCACGGAGGAGCACGGTGCCATCGAAATCCAAAGCGTCACGGGACAGCACGTCAGCGACCTCCTCGTGATCGTCGGGAGCCGGGAAGAGTTCCAAGAACCTCACGGCGTTCCCCTCATCTCGGTCGGAGCGATGTGCTGGTTCAGGTTCGGATCGTTGTAGTAATCGGACACAGCGCTGCATCGGGAGAAAACCAATACAGCGAACAGCAGTATCGATACGAGTATGGCGATATCAGTCAGTCGTTGTTTCAGTTTCGGATTCATTCCAATCCTCCAATCTCGTCTTCCCTCAGCACGGCTGCGATGAGGGCCTTGATGATCACGACGGCCATCTTTTTGCCGCTGCCGTCGGGACCGTTGAATTCGATGGTGTTATCCCCCCACTCCAAGGCCAGCAGAGCGTCTCCAAGGCGTACAGAGGGTGCTCCAAGGACGTGGGTGGATGCTTCCAAGACCCTTGTGTGTTCCAAGGGCATCCAGTCATGCATGTCAGCGATCAGTTGCATCACGCCACCGGCCAAACATATGGGAGGTCGTCAGGCACGTCGGACCACAGGAGTCCGTAGTGCTCGGGAGCCTTTCGAAGCAGGTTGCTCTTGTGACTGAGGTGAAGCGATGCGTCTCCAAGCCATGCTGGCGGCTCGGGATCACGAAGGTGGTTGAACGCTGCGATCTTGCCAGCACAAGTGTCCTTGTAACCACGAAGTACCCACTCGTCGCACACGGCCAGTCCGTAATGCATGAGCCATCCTTCGTGGCCTTTCCACATCTTCACGGCTGGATGATTGCGCCAGCCCTTTGCCTCGGGATTGTTGAGAGTGTTGAGAATCTGCAAGACCTCTACACGTTGCTTTCCAAGGCGTTGTCGATCCAACGATTGCGCTGAGGATCGGAACGATGGGTATGGGAGGAAGGTCTGCATCAGTTGGTCTCCCCGCTGATAATCGCATCGATAACCCTACGAGCAATGTCCTCACAACTAGCACATAGCAATGGGTCATCAGCGAGCGTCAGAGATGAGTAGTACTGGTATGCGAATCCTTCACGACCGCATATCGATACATGGCTATACGGCTCTGCTGCGAAATGGATGGTGCCGTATCCCATGTCTTCTTCTTCTTCGAACCAATCGGTAAGTACAAGAGAGAGATCAGCGGTCGATGGTGTATCGCTTTCGTGGTTCATTGGAAGTAGTCCTCCGGTAGGTCAGCGAGTGCAGATTGGTCAGACAGATTCCTAGCATGTGCAGCGAAGTCCTGCGATTCGATCCAAAGGCGTGCTGCTTCAAATGTGTGGAGCGCCAGCCATTCACCTTCGTCGCCATTGTCGTCAATCATCACGGCGTGGTACGGGAATTCAAATTCGTCAGTTGGCTTTCGGTAAGTGACAGCACCTCCAAGAGAGAAACCGTCGTAGTGCCACTCCCCAATGTCTTCCCATGACTTCCAGCGTGGCGGCTTGTTGTCGTTGTCATAAACGGTGATCATCGGATTCCTTCCATCTTGAGTCGTTCTTCGGTTTCGTCCCAATCGGGACCGGGCTGGACATCTTCGTCTGCACACTCGGGACAGAAGTACATCGCCTGCTGACCGTAGCGTGGGTCTTCGGTGTACTTCTCAACGATGGCGGTATCGATATCGATATGAGAGTTACATGCTTCGCATTCGATGAGTTCGATCATGCCGTCACCTCCTGCGCTGCTGACTCGGCAGCAACCTCGTTGTCGGACTCTGCTTGTTCCCAACGTGCTCGTGCCTCAAGCACAAGTTGCTCGGCCCAGCGCTTGGTATCGGCAACGGTGCCACCGGAGGACAGACCAAGGGTGGCGTAGCCACCGGGCACACGGTGCTGAAGGTGCCACCAGTTACCCTGAGCCTTGTCCTTGAAGAACAGGGCCTTGTAATCGTCGCTGACGTATCGGGTGCCAGCCTTGTGGAATCGGACTCGTTTGACGGCCATGATCAGACCTCCTTGACGGTGACGACGGTGGTGGGCTTGGAGATGACGACCTTGGCGATGACCTTGGCCGGGAAGCGAGCAGCGAGAACGCTCCACGCCTTTGTGTCGATCTTGCGAACGGTGACCGCTTCGAAGTCATCCTCTGCGAGGAGTTCGGCAGCAGCATCGACGTTGAAGTCCTTGCGGGCCTGAACGGTGATGGTGGCTCGGAAGCCGTCGGCCTCCAGCACGCCCTCTTCGGGGCAAGCCTTGAGGAGAGCAGCCTTGGCCTCGGCGGCGATGGCAGCGGCCTCGTCTGCTGCGGCCTTGGCCTCAGCGAAAGCGACGAGGAGAGCGGTGCGGCGCTCTGTCGGGTTGATAGTGGGTGCTGACATTGTGTCCTCCTTAGGACGGGATTGGTCGATGCACATGTTTTACCAGCCCCCTGTGACAGGCGCAAGTCTTTCTTTTCCTTGCCACCTTCCTTCCCACGGATGCCGTACTGGAAGTACGATCTCTCGCTATGGGCAAAGGAAAGAAGAGCAGCGGCTCGCACTCCAACGAACGAACTCGTCTCAATCCCCTCACGGGTGAACGAGAGAAGGTCGGAGGAACGAAGGCCGGTCGGAACCGAAACCGTCTCTCATATGGAGACCCGCTTCGAACTCACGACCGACCGAAGAAGCGTGCAGCAGTCTCAGAAGAGTGAGAAAGGGCCACCCCGTTTGGGGTGGCCCTCTCCGTTCACAGCGCTCTTCGATCGCGATCGGTGGTTCCCCACCACACTCCGTGCCGTTGCATTGCCGCAGGCATAGACGACCAATCCTCCCTGCATGCTTTCTGCACTTTGCATGTATCGCATATCGATTTCGCTGTTAGGTATCCCATCGGATTCGATTGCTTCGGGAAGAACGTCTCCGCTCCGTATCCTTTGCACGCTGCGTGATCTCTCCACTCGCTTTGTCGTGCGATGACGATGTCAGCGATGAGGTCGAATATGTCCGATGCTCTGTCCTTCACTTGCTGCCTTCCGGTGTCCTAGTTAGTTCTTCGACAATTCCGAACAGCGCCTCAGCGGTGTCCTCTTCATCCCAGCCAAGTGCCTGACAGTCGTCCCACACTTGCTTCACACGTCTCCACAGTCCGGCTTGGTTTACCGCTTCGGGGCGTGATGCCCTCTCAGGATACTGGTACGGCAGTTCTTCTTGCGTACGACTCCTACCGCCTGCGGAAGAGATGACTTTCTTCTTCGGCGTTGGGTGGTATTCGGACAACGGGTCCTTCTTGTCAACGATGTATTGCTGATATGGATTCTTATACTCGGCCATATAGCACCTCCAGCGGTATCATGGGTGTATGAGTGAACAGAAGCGTGGTTCTCGTAAGCCTGCTCCGAAGAGCCTTGCGAAGAACAAGAAGAAGGAAGAGCACAAGGAAGCCATCCGGTACGTCCGTGGTGGATCAATCTGCGACCCTGACGAGAAGGGCGCTCGCCTCATCCGTGGATCAGGTAATCCCGCAGTCTGTCGGGCTACACCGGGCAGGGACCCTCGTCCTCGCTACCGGGCCGCTGGTTCTTAGAACGGCTCCTCGCTGATATCGACCTTGTAGAGACGGGTCACGAACACCTCGTGCTGAGTCACGGCGTTGTCATCAGCAGTCAGGTACATGAACTTCACGGCCTTGCGAGACCCTGCTCGGCAAGCGTCGTATGCGGCCTCGTGAGCCATTGTGACGCACGTCTGACAGGTCTCGTCGCAGGAGGCGAGCGTTAGTTCGTACCCGCACGAGTCGTGATCAAGAATGTTCATGGGAGCACTCTCGCAAACAGAAGAGTCTCGGCCTCACTCACTTGACGGGTAACAGTCTCCGCTCCTGCATGGCGGAGAAAATTGCCGTACGGAGAAAGATTCTCGTGAGGACCTCCTCGGCGCACAATCGCCCACCTACCGGGCTGCTGACGGAGTTGAGCGACGATACGTTCGGGCCATCGAACGGAAGAGCGTTGAAAAGGTCGTCGGTACTTCGGGGGAATCTCGTCAACGAATTCAACGGTGTCGTGGGGAGCGAGGGAGGGCCTTAGCCCTCCCTCTGTGGTGGCGGTCATCAGAACGGCTCCGCAGGATTGAAGGAATCGATGAGCGGCTGGGCAGCCGGTGCGACTGGCGCATTGAGCGCAGCCACCTCGTCCTCCAGCAGCATCTTGATCGACCGATCCTGAATGATCGCTTCGACCTTCGGCTGCTCTTGAGGAGTGAACATTGCCGTGAGCATCCACAGCGAGGTATCGACTCCGTACTCGGGAATCTGCTCGCACAGACGGCTCAGAGCGGCGGTACCGATAGGCGTGTTGAGAGCACGAGTCGCACGAGCCTCACGGAGAGCCTGACCAAGCAGACGCACGGTGGCGCTCGGGATCAACTTCTTCTCAACGGACTCGTCGTAGCCCCACGGAATGTGAATCCAGCGGTTCAGGAATGCCTCGCCCATCGAAGCACCCTTGTAGCCGGACGGGTTGATGGTGCCGATGATCCACATGCCATCCGATGCCTTGACGGTTTCGGGGACGAAGGTCTCGGTGCCCTCATGGACGACCCGGACAGCCTTCATGCGGTTGACGAAGGACCGACGGTGGTCACACAGCGAGTGCAGCGACGACGTGACTCGTTCGCTCATCATGTTGACCTCGTCCATGTAGAGGAGGCAGGCATCGACTCGGCATGCGAGATCGACCACACCCGGCAGCCACACAAGGCGCTCCCCACCTTCGGGAGTCGTGTAGGCGGTCGGCTGACCGAAGAGATCGAAGTCGGTCACACCGGACGAACCGGAAAGGGTGAACACCGGGAGCGGTTTGCCGCTCGGGCGCTTCTGACCGGCGAGGACCGCCAGCACCTGCACCATGAGCGTCTTGCCGGACTGAGTGTCACCGACGAGCAGGACGTTCTCCTTCTTGTCGTAGAAGGACATGAGGAACTCCACGTCGGTCGTGCCGTTGGGCATCACACGGTTGACGTACTTCTTGATCGACGGGTCCTTGGGGTCCGGTCGCCATGGATCAAGGCGGGGATCGTCAGCGTCGGTGATGTCACCGGGAATGAGGACCGGGACACCGGTCACCGGGTGAGGGATAGCGATGTCACCGAGCGACTGCTGAGGAGCCTGATACTGGTGCAGCGGGACGACGTTGGTCTCAAGGAGACGGGGGAGGAGGTACACCGTGTCACCTTCAACTTCGACGGTGATCTTGCGGCGACGGTTGAGGTCGCTGTCGGGGAAGGGCTTGGGATCGATGATCCGTGCCTCTCGTCCGGCGAACTCTCCGGCTCGGACACGGTAGGTGTCACCAGCCTTCATGCGAGCGGTCTTCGTGGTCATGTCGTACTCCTGAGGTGCTGCCCCGTGGGGCGTTGGATTGGTCTCAAGTATTAAGCGCACAGTCCGAAACCGATTGCAAGTCATTTCTTCCTATCGGGCCAAATTTCTTTCGTACCCCTCAGAAACCCCGTTTCGTCCGTAGAACGAAAAGTTGCGTTTTCGACGCTTTACGATTGCGAAAGTACTTGATTTCATTGACTTATTTGAATCGACCGATGAAATCACGTTTCGGGTCCGTTGCCCTGAGAACGCCTGCGAGACATCGATATGTATGGTTATGGCCGAAAAGGCCTCAAATCGCTCTCAGGGCCATATAGAGGGCAATGAGACGAAATCCTTGATCACCTAAGAAATCCCATATTAGGTCTTGCAATGTTTCGGAAAGTGTGCGTTCAATACAGACATGACCAATCCCAGCAACACCTCCATCCCGAAGACCCGGAAGCCACGTCAGAAGAAGTGGGCCAGTGAGATCGCTCGCCAGCAGCACAGCAACGCACGTCGTGCTCTTGCTCGTGAGGCAGCGAATCGCGAGGTCGAACGAATCGTCCGTGGCAAGCAGGACCTTGATCGTGCGGCATACCGTCAGACACGTCAGGAAGTGAACAAGCGATCGAACATGATCGCCAACGGCCTGACTCCTCGTCTGAGTGCCGTGATGAACTCGTGGGGCATCTCCCTCCCGGTGAGCATCACCCCGTCTTCGTCGGTCTCCGGCGTGACCGACTTCAAGAGCATCCGGGTCACCCACGACCATCGTCTGACCAATCGCATCAGCAGAGACGAAGACTCTGTGGTGACCATCGAAGAACTCCGTCAGATCGCCGCTGAGACTCGTGGTGTCTTCTACCACGAGGTCGGACACAACCTCTTCACCACGCCGCTTCAGGAACTCCTCAACATCGCTGAGGCAGAGGGCTACACCTTCCACGAGCAGCAGGCGAAGGTCGGGAATACCGGCGACAACTGGAAGCGCTGGAACGTGGACCCCGGATTCCACAAGGCATGGAACGTGCTGGAAGATCAGCGCATGGAGATGCTCCTCGTGGAGGAGTCACCGGTCATCGCTTCGATGCTCACGGTGCTCGTGATCCGCAACATGCTCATGGGCGCTGGTGCCGACACTTCGTGGGCACTCGTGGCCGGTCGTCATTACCTCCCCAGCGAGGTCCGTGACTCCTCCCGTGCAATGTGGGACAAGGGATTCAAGAGCGACAAGCGAGTCCCGTCGAAGTCGATCAAGGCTGTCGTGGACCGCTACATGGTCGCTGACAACGCTTGGACGATGATGGAGTGCATCGAAGACATGCGGGTCATGCTGGAGAGTCTCTCCGTAGGTGGTTTCGACAACCACAACGAGATGACCAAGGAATCCGGCAGCACCCGTCCTGAGGACGTGCAGCGTGGCTCTGAGCGCCTCAAGGAGTCCGGTGAGCGTGCTCAGGAGATCGCCAGCAAGCAGGACGACGCTGACGGCGAGGATGACTCTGACGCTGGTGCTGAAGGACAGTCCGGCGAAGGTGAGCAGGGTGAAGGTTCTGAGCAGGAGACTGACGCTGGACAGTCCAGCAGCGACGTTCAGTCATCGGCTCCCGGTTCAAGCACGACCGCTGGAGACGAGGCTGGAGATCACAGCGACGACTACCAGTTCGACCTTGATTCCCATAAGGCACGCCGTGAGGCCATGGAGAAGGTCAACGAAGCGCTGGACGAAGCGCTGGACAACCTCGCCAACGATCAGACGATCAACGACGACGTGGTCGCCATGAACGAGGCGTACAACTGTGACGAAGGTTCCCTTCCGAAGTTCGGTGGCTGCTTCCCCAACACCGACGAGGAAGATCGTTCCAAGGCCCTTTCCATGGTCGAAGACATCGAACGTGCCTTCAACATCGCCACCGCTGACTGCGCCCCGCATTGGGAGTCACAGCAGCGACGTGGAGTGCTGGAGCCGATCCGGTACCGCACCCGTCAGCCCGGTGACATGGAAGTATTCCGCTCATGGGCCGAAGACGGCGAACCCGGTACCGACATCACCGTCTCGTTGTTCTTGGATGTCTCGGGATCGATGAAGTACGCAGGCTCGGCGCTCGGTGCCATGGCATGGGCCGTCAAGACCGCCTGCGAACGAATCAGCATCGACTGCGAGGTGACAGCGTTCGACCACGGTGCATACAGCGTGTGGGGGACCAACGAGTCACCCAGCGACATCCCGTTCCTCAATTGCACGGGCGGCACATGCCCCAAGGACGCATTCACCGCCATGCTGTGGGAAGAGCGCCCCAAGAAGCACCACATCGTCATGGTGATGACCGACGGCGAATGGAGCGACATGGCAGCGTTCGTGCCCTACAAGCACTCCAACATTCATTCCATGCTGTTCTTCTACGACGGCGATGCCAGCACCAAGATGGTGCCATCACCTCGGTGGGCAAAGCGGACCAGCATGGACGAGGCATACGAGATCGGTGATCTGTCCGACATCCCTCGGGCACTTGAATCGATGCTCATCGGCCTCGTCTGATTCTCGGACCCCTCCCTCACCCCGCCTTGGGGGAGGGGTTCGTACCCCTTCCAACAAGCATCCCAAGGAGTTCTCATGGCAATCAACACCGGCAAGAATGGGCTAGTCCCGAAGGCAGACCTTCAGATCGCTGTCGCTATGGCTCAGGCCGACACGGCATACCGGATTGCTAGGTCTCAGGCAGCGAGAGGAGTGCCGCAACAACTGGCAGCGAAGCACGGGTCACATGCAGCGACAGCGTTGTTCTATTACTGGCTGTTTGTGTTCCCAGTTGCCATGTTCACGGCCCTTGTCATATGGGTTCCAAACCCCCTCATCATGCTGTGGAAATTCTTCCAAGTAATGCTGGCGGTGGTCATCCTCGTAAGGCTGCAAAAATGGGTACACGAACCTGCCACGAATGTGATCTCCTACAAAATACCGACGTGGGTGCTCGTGGTGGCCGGAGGAGTGTCAGCCATCATGTTCTGCTTCTTCTTCATCATTCTCATCGCCATCAGTTAACGCTGGGAAGTTCAGTTTGGCCTTCGGTCCATGCATTGATAGCGCCGCCTCGTCGTATGCACGGGCGGCGCTTTCTTGTGTCTTGAAGGTTCCAAGATATCTCGGGATACCGCCGTTCTTGATGGAAGCAAACCACGTTCCTCCCCAAGAGGTTTCGTAGACTCCCCGATACATACCCATATACCACTCCTATCGCTGATCGATAGTTACTTCAGACCTTTGGGTCATTCTTCGATGATTGCGTCGATCACGTCTTCAGAATCGACAGGATGAGCCAACATCTTGGCGTTGGTTCCAACCTTGTCTCCAAAGAGACGTGACAAGACACCTGAGCGGCCTCGTGCTTCTACCGTCATCTTCACGGTGTCACGGTTGTCCATGATGTCTCGCATCTTCTCCATGGAGTTGAAGAGTCGATCCATCTCTTTGCCAACCTCGGGCGTAAGTTCCTGACCTGCGATTTCTTCGGCAAATCGGGCCTGTAGTACTCGCTGGGTCTGTAGTTCAACCATCGACTGCATGACCGATTGCAATTGATCCTTGGACCGGATTTCTACGGGGATGGAGTAGGCGCAAGAGGCTCCGGGGACGAAACCGGGGCACCCTGAGGTCGCTAGGAAACAGTTATCGCATGCCCTGATACTTTCCGATACAACCCGGACGATGGCCTGCTCTTCGATGATCTCAGTACCGTCTCCAAGGCGTTCTGTAGACGTAATGGAGGACATCCCCATGACCGGGAGAACCTTTCGGTGCCGCCCTTCAGGGGGTCGCGTATCAAGGAGATTGACCTCGGAACCGCGAAACTCGTCCATACTTTCTCCCCCGATAGTTACTTCAGACCTTTGTGGTAGCGGTATAACGATACCGCCTGAGAGGTTTTCAGAGAAGTGTTGCCAACTGGTAATGGCTAGGCGAGCAATCTCGTCGGAGTCTTCCAAGAGGATTCCAGCGATATCGATACCCATGGATTCGATATGGTCAGTATGCCGGGAGCGTACTTCGTTCTTCCGTTCGGCATTGTACCGATGCATCTTCTTGCCATCCCACACCTGAGTCTCACCGAACTTCATCGATGACCACCATGAGCCGGAAATGACTAGGTCATATTTTCCGATACCCGGATCGATACTTCCTGTAATCGCTCCAAGGGTTGTTCCAACACTTCGTGCGGCAAGCGCTCGACGGTTCAGGGCTTTGTCCTTGAACACCCGGTCGGTAACGACGAGACCATTCGGACGATCTCGGGGGATATCTCCCTCGCCATTCCAAAGGGGTAGGTAGTTATCCCATTCGTCCCATGCGAGAGGCCCTACGACGCACACAGGGGGCTTAGAAGCCCTGTCTAGGACGAGGTGAAGGTCGTCAGCAGTAGCGGGACCATCGCAATAAGCCACCCATTCCCAATCAGGGTAGGGGAGGTCTAGTTCCCACGTCAGCGTCTTTCGACGGAGCAGGGAGGTCACATTTACGGCCACCCGGCTAGCAGCGCAGGAGGCGAGTATTTGCTGGTGCGTAGGATTCTCAGCGCCAGCGAGATAGATATCGGTCATACCGGTCTATTCGGGTTTGGGTGCTCGGATGGATTGTACGTTGAAAGGATTCTCGGGTGCTCCCACGCCGCTGGTAGCACGACTGTGGGCATCTCCCCATGTGTTGCCGATAGCGTCGGCGTGGGTACCGGCGTATCCCTGACCAGTATTGATATCGTGCAATCGGTCACGGTGAAGACGCTGATTGGCGTTAGAGGAACCACCCTGTCGAAACGGGGGATTATCTGAGTTCTGATACTGATGGTTAATTTGCTGTTGCTGTTGCTGCCCGCTAAGAGGCTCAGGGTCTGCAATAGTTGGATCACGACGAGCAGTTCGGAAATTGTCGCTCGGATCTTTCCTCTTAGGTTCAATGTGGTATCGGCTGGTCTGATAACCATACAGAGGGGCTGACCCGCCAGTTCCGTTGCCGTAGAGCATGGAGAGGCCCTCGGCAGACATGTTGCGTTCCATCCATGTCAAAGGAGCATACGGAGAAGGAGTGACAAGAGCCTTGCCTATCTTAAGGCCCATATCAATAAAAGAGTCTCCCTTCCCACCACCGGCATTTCCACCACCACCGGATGTTGACGTACTGGAAATAACTGGGTTACCGCCACCGCTTCCCCCGTACGCAGCATTCCCCACAGGAGCGCTACGACCGGGTCCTGCATTAGCCGCCGAAGGGGTGTTGCCTGTGACCCTGCTTGACATCACCGGGCTGGAGGATGACGTGGATACAGACCTAGGCATTGGAACTACGTCATTAGGACTCACAGGACCGGTGTAGCGGGTACCACCGGGAAGCAGGCGACCTCCGGGTCCACCCCTTCCAAGGGTTCCTCCAAGAAGTCCACCACGGGCCGGAGTCGTAGTTGGTCGCTCGGCAGCGGTTACATATCCGGGGATAGTATCGGTAGGTTTTGTCTGACCTGATTCAACACGACCGGGAATCTCAGAGAAGGCCCCCTTGCTGGGACCGTCACCGGCACGAGCCTCATCGATTGTTCTACGACCCTGAGGGCCTAGCCCTGACTTTCTAGCCATCGATCTCTTCCTCTATCCCACGAGCAGCCTTTATAAGACTTTGCTGCTCAATAGTCTCCACAAGATCATACCATGGGCTATATGCCTGCTCCTTTTCGGACTTGCCCGGAACATCCCCGGCCTGAGCCACGAGAAGGGCATTCACACCACACTCCAAGGCTCTTCCAACAGTCGCTGGGTCGCTATCGATATAGAACGATATGTGATGACCGATACCGATCATGTCGTTTAAATGCTTAATTCTCCACTCGGCAGGATTTAGGTCAGAACCGGGGGGATAGCAATGGATATCGGCATAACGAGTAAGCCTCTCACGAGCCATCCACGCTTGTACTCGTTCTTTGGAATGGTCCAAGGACAGTAGGACCAGTCGGCTTGAGTCTCGCAGCATGTTGTACAGGACACGACCTGATCCACATGACTCATAGGTGAGGATATTGGCGTTGGGAGGGCTGTCAGTAAGCACTCCTTCGACGTTCATAACGACGATAGCCATTTAGATAGTCCGTGGTCCGCTGTATTTAATCCATTGAGATGGATTGTCGATACCAAAAGTGTTCAGCAAGTAGTTCCAAGGGACTGGTCCAAAGGTTGCAGGCATAGTAATGGCCTGACCGATAGGGAAGTCAGTAGAAGTAACGTCAGCGATATCACGGCTGAAGGTAAACGACTTATTAGTTGGAACCGTCTCTATGGTGTGAGCACCGTTAAAATTAGAGTCAGTACCGTAAACAGAAATCTTCGTTCCAACCGGAAGATAATGAGGTTTGCCAGTATCGATAGTAGCGATACCGCCAGTACAACTAGCGCTGGCGCAACTAATGGTTACCGGAGCAGTTCCTTGGTTTGTGTACCAAATACCTTCACGAAGGTTTGATCGAAGAATTGCGGGATATAGAGGAGAACCTCCGTAGGGCCTAAAGCCGAAGTCAGAGAATTCTCCGTCTGCGTAGACCTCGTTATATACATAAATGAGATCCAATTTCTTATAGGAACCGACCATTGGTTGTTCGCCTTCGGGATCGGGATCAGACCAATCTTCCGGGGCAATGGGAACTCCGGTAAGCGGACGAACCTGACTGATGAGTCGGCGCATCGCATAACCAACGTCGTACTCAATGGCGACAGGCCGGAGAGGGGGAGATGTCGTGACATAGTTCGGAGCATCGCTGTCAACGGCCTGAGTCATGTTCACAGGGTTATCCGACCAGCGGACATAAGAGTACGAAATGAGAGAGAGGTTGTCTGCTGGGTAGGCGTTTGCGAAAGTCTCTTCCGGCTGATCAATACTAAGCCAGTTGAAGGCTGGGTTGTTCAGACTGCTTACCTTAGCGATACGGATCATTGAACCCATAGGAACGTAGTATTCCTCACAGGTCGTAACAGTCGCATCGTTGGCTTGAAGACCGGGCTGACTGAGAGTGAACACTAAGTCAGTAGGAGCACCGCTTCCGATTAGTGCCCATCCGTCAAGGCTGATGAAGTTCTTGCCGTCGGCAATGGCTGCATCGATTTCTGCTTGAATCCAGCACTTGAACACGTCGCCGCTGAAGTACCCAGTCGGCTCGGTGGTAAGGGAACCATGAGCCGTAATATCAAGAGGAGTATCAGCGATATCGATAACCGCTTCAAAATCCTGTTCCACACTGACTTCAGTAGGTGATGAAGCATCTGTGACTAAATAAGAACCACTAAGGTCAATAGTTACGTCGTCGTCCCCGCCGAAGTTATAGGTGATGAAAGCGCCGGTAACTGTCAGGGTATTACCTTCCACAGCACCGTGATTGGTGGCGGTGGTAAAGGTGATACGACTTACCGTGGAGTCTTCTTGAGAGACCAAGGCTGCTGAATCAATATCGAAAGTCGTGGGAGGAGCGTGATAAGCGTTCAGACCTTCGGTTCCGTCGATAAACATGACCCAATCGTCAGCGCCGTAGTTCCAAGCCGTTTTTGCACGGGTGAAACTTTCCTTTCGCCAATTCTTCGCAGTAGTTGCGTTGGTGAGAAAGGAATATTGAGAGAAGAATGATTTCTTCACTGTAGGAAAGGATCGATCCCAGTCAACAACGTATTGACGGCTGGAATCAGCCGTATTGATATCCATGACATACATAGTGTCGCAGAAAGACTTAGTCCAGTTCAGCGATTTACCTATGTCGAACTCAAGGTCTCCAAAGTAAGTTGAAACAATCCCGTGAATAGCCATAATTAACGGCGATATTACACGTTTCTATCAAGCATTGCGTTAAAACCCTGATTGGCTACATTAGCGATTGTGTCCAAAGTGTTGTTTGCCATACCGGTAGCCGCATCCAAAGGATTAGGAATGCCTCCTCCACCGCCACCTTGCTGGTCGCCACCGCCACCGCCGCCGCCCATAAGCATCTGAGGTCCAAATTGCTTAGCAAGATTACCCATCATTCCTCTTGCTCCAACGCCTCCTGCTGCGGCACCTGCTCCAGCGCCTGCGGCACCTGCTCCAGCGCCTGCGGCACCTGCTCCAGCGCCTGCGGCACCTGCTGCTCCACCTGCACCTAGTGCACCTGTGATTGCTGGGATGATTGCTGCTAATGGACCGGGCATGGCGATACTCCTATCGACGTTTCAAGTTCTTCGGCATAGATCGGGCGATCTGTAGGCCGTTTGTCCGCTTAGACTTCTTAGGATCGTAAAGACCCGACTTGCTTCGCATTTCCTGAGCAATATATGTCTGCATATAAGGGCACATATGGCACAGATACGTTTGGTACTTTTTCGGAACCGTAGGCCCGATCTGCTTGCTGTCGTCGCAGAAATCGATACACCCATTGCCGGGAAGGCTTGGGTTCTTATGCTCATTGTAACACTTTACTGCTTCATCTTTGTAGTAATTGGCCTCTTCGAACAGCAATCCGGTCTGCTCGTTGAGTTCCTTCTTCAACTCCGTAACGACATCCATCTTCTCGTAGGTCTTCTGATCTACGGGAAATACCTTGATAAAGCCCATAACGTCGGTATCAGGGCGACCGTGCCCATGTCGTCCAACAAAGTCTTCCAAGAGAGGGTCGTACTCGGGGACCATAATGGCCGTCCCGTCTTCCATCTCAAAGGTGTAATCCCGCTCTACTCCCATATCCATATAGGAGATCTTGGCCGGAACGTGGGGAACGTCGGCAGGGGGATCAGGCATACGCTCGATTTTGGCGCACATCATACAACTGGCAAGGCGTGGCACGATTCTTACTCCTGTTATTGAAAGGATTGGTGATACTAGTCGTTGGTGGTAGCACTGTCTGCGTAGTGCTCGTATGCCCTCATACTATTAAATACTTCGTCTCTTGTAACTAGCCCGCCCTTGCTTACACTATCCCACTCGGAATCAGGCATGTCATAGATCTCTCTAGAGGACTTACCACCATAGTGGAGTTTGGAGGCAAGAGACTGAGGCATAGCGGCCTTGGCTACGCTTCGGTTTGGGTCATTTTCAGTTCTATGACCGTAAGAGCCATTAAGTCCGTTAGCCATATCAACCTTTTTTCTTAGCAACAGCAATGTTGTCTACAGCATTGGGGTAAGGACGACCGGCTTTCTTAGCCCGTGCCTTGGCCTCAGACTTCTCTGAGGGAGATAACTTCTCACTGGTCTTCTTGGGATTCTTCTTGTCCCAAACTGGTTTTGAAGCGGCCTTTTTGACTGGCATTATTTTGCACCCTTTTTCGCATTATTACGAGCGGAGATAGCAGCAGCCTTTTTCTTAGCGTCAGCCTTTGAAGATGCTCCCCAAGCGTTCAATGATTTCAATAGGCGAGTCGGCTCACCATTATCATCTCGTTCCGGTCCCTTAGCATTACCCATTCGTGCTAGGAATGATGCACGGCGTGGGTTATCTCCCGATTTGACCGGAGCCTTTAGGTCGCTACCGGGGTTCTGCTTCTCGTAGGATTTACGGCCCTTTTCATTAAGGCCACCCTTAGAGTTCTGTCCTTCTTTACGCTGCCATGCTGCTGATGCCACGATACCTTCCTTACGGTTTGATTTGCTTTTCCATAGCGTTGTGGGCTTTCTTTCCGGCTTCTAGACCGGCTTCTTTCTTAGAAGCCCTGCTGCCGTTGGTATAACGCACTTTCATACGCACAGCGTTCCGTGCAAAAGATTCCAAGACCTCTTCGTGACGCTTAGTGCGTGTATTAACAGGCTGATTACCGGTCTTACCCGAGTCCTCGCTATTCGCTTCTTCGGCCTCTTCAGAGCCGTGCCAGCGAGGGACGTACATCAGAACGCAGGCTGATGACGGGGAACCGTGAAGATGTCACCGACAGGACCAGCCTCGCGAGGCGTGATCTCTTCGTAGCAGTCACACTCGGTGTGCCGCTCAGCCCGCTGATAGGTAGGCCACGACATTCGCTCAACCGGTGGGTTGCTATTAACTCCCCAATCGGGGGAAAGGTGAATGTACTTACCATCACGAAGACCCTGTTCAAGTTCCTCGTTCATGCTTCGACTTACGTTTACGGCCATTTGTCCTCCTAAAGAACTATAACAAGTATGCCATATGGCTTTCTAAATATCGAACTTCAATTGTTCGCCTGACATTTCCTTGTTCCGCTGCTTACGCTCCCGTGTCTGAGCACGTTCTTCAGGCGTACCACGGAACTTCCCGGTGGACTGAGTCCACTTGGGCATATTTACCGGAACATTGTCGGGAAACTCACCGTGAGAAACATAGTTCAGATAACTGTTCTGACCACGGGTTTCTGCGGTAAGAGCGGTTTGAGCGGCTGGGGTAAACATCTGACGGTGGGATTGGAATGCTGCTTCCTCTCCATGCCTTCCAAAGTTCCTTCCAATGCCTGCATGACCAAATACGTCGTGTACTGCACGGAACATGTCATTCTCTTCGTCTGAGAAGTAACCGTGTGGACCAGTTGACTTGGTGGAAAGAACCTTGATCTGACGGTTACGAAGATCGTTGGCAAGATCTTCAGGATTGCTGTAAGGATCGTCATCCGTAACTTGAACACTGATACCCATACCGCCCTCATGTGTGGGCCTAGTCATGTGGGTGTATTGATCGACAGTTTCCTTACGGAGTGCTTCGTAACTACGAAGGGTTTCAGGAGTAGGAGCATCTCCCATTCGCTTTTGAAACTCTTGTCCGGCAGACCACCCACGGACTGGATCAACACGAGTGTGTTCAAGGCCGCTGGGGTCGTATTTCAGACCCTTACCCTCGGAGTAAGACTTAGCGCCTTCGGCAATATATGAGACTGGCTCAAACTGGTGAGACGAGCCTAGAGCCATTGGTAAGCGAGGTTGGTGAGCCATATCAATCCTCCCAGCCCGCCATGATTGCCTTAGTAGCCATTTCGGTGGCGAGTTCAAGGTGTTCGTAGTTACGCTCCCACAGAGCGTCAGCGTCCGACCCAAGTGCGTGACTGTGGTACAGGTCGCTTGTGGTCTTGGTGTCAATCAGAGCCTGCTCGGGTGCTAAAAGCACATGGCAGAGTTCGTGAACGAGAACCTTTTCAAGAACATTGTTGTCGTGTCGCACAGCGCTCGGGAGATACCACTTGATACGAGCCTGCATGTACTGCCAGCGGCTTTCGGTGATAGCAGTGACTTTGAAGTCTTCACCTGAAGCATCGTCGTAGTATGAGTCGATGAACACATGTTCGATATCCCAATGCATTAGCCCCATACGGCGCTGCCACTTGGGAGCATTCTGATTTACAACATTTTTTACACGGAGGGTGGGATCTTTTGGCATCGGTTTCTCACAACATTGGGTTGACTGACATGGAAACGCCACGAGCGGTACCGCTCCAAGCGTTTTCCTGAAAATCGGCTCGGGTATTGGGTCTAATGGTCGGGGAAAGCCATGAACGCTGTTTTGGTGACCAGCGGTCGGTATCAAGGACCTCATCAATAGTCAAAGGTTGATTTACAAATCCCAATTCTTCATCGGGAAATAGAACATAGGGAACCGGAGGTCGAATAGCAGCAATTTCTTCGGAAGGTATCGACATAAGCCGAAGAGTATCCGATACGGCTAATTCGTTTCGACCAGCCCAAGGACCGGGTACCCACGGATCGGGGCGTGTTCCGTCGTCATAGATCTGAGCACCGCTGGACCTTTGTCCGACAGAACCCGGATCTATGACCTGACCAAAGCCTTCCCGATCAACTCGGATAGACATCAGGCTGGCAGATCCTTACGGTCTGAGTCGATAGTGGGGACCTCTACCTCAGCGTGCGTGCCACCAACACCAAAACCGGGGGCCAACTTAGCCGGAACATCGTTGGGCTTATAAAAACCATAGTAAGACATAAGAGACACTGCCACGCCAGCAATGAATAGAACAACGGCATCAACGGTGAAACTAGCGCCACCGTCACTAACTTGGGATGCGACAATGAGTCCCTGAGTAGCGTTCAGGACTAGGAGGAGTCCACCTTTAAGTTTGCTGGAAGCGTCCAACTTCGTTACTAGGCCGACTAGCACTGGGAGAATGGTGCCAATAATTAGGGTTACGGCTACGGCGCTGATATTCATTATTAGTCCTTAGTGGGGTGTTCAACGTGCCACTCAACATGAGAGTCCAAGCGGGTACCTACTGATTTTACATCATCTTTTACTTCTGCCACATCTGTCCTCAAGGCTTGAAGCCTTTCTTGGACTACACCGTGGTCAATATTGTTCTCTTCTCGCATCTGACGAATAGAGACCGTGAGAGAGAGGATTCCCACAACTACGGTGCCGATAGCGCCTATAGATGCAGCGATAATTATCGCAAGTGCTTCGCCGCTCAACAGACCGCCGCCTTACTAGTATCAAACATTTGGATCAATATCTCTTTCATCGCTCAAAGGCCGTTACGTTGAACTTTTCGTTTCTCTGAAGTTGCTGCATGATCCACGGGTTTACATTGCCATGGAGTTGATTTTTATACTGGTTACGATCAATCTGTCGGTCCTCAGGCTCCATCTTCCAAGATCCGCTGTGGGGAGATACCAGTCGCCGCTTAGGAATGATTGGGGTTGAGTGACCCGGAAGTTTCATCGGCCCGGATAGGCAATAGCCATGCCGGGGCCTCGTCCTGCCCACGGTGGGGCCAATTTACGCATCTGCTGTGCCCGGTCTAAGTTTTGAGCCTCGCCATTACGCCACTCGTCCGGGTTCTTTCCACCGTTAACGAGGCGCTCGCCAATCTCAAGACCAAGTCCCGGGGGAGCATATTTAATGCCTTGGGCTTCAAGTTCCAAGCCTGTGAACAGGTTGAACTCGGCAGGCCACATGTAATCCGAAGGGTCTCGGCGCTCACCCTTATGGATACCACGGGTATAAGGCTTTGAATTGGTACGTTGCTTCAGGCCATCTAGAAGACGGTCCTGACGGCGGCTATTGATGGTTCCAAGGTATCCGTCGGGATAGGTAGCCTCCGGCGTAGAACGCCATTGGGTACGCATTCGGTCCAAATCATCATGGAAGAACGGGGATGGACCACCCGTTTCAGCCGCCCGGAACGGGGCATCGCTCTGTGGATAATCTCGTGCGAGGTTTTGGGAGAACGATGCCATATACCCATATTACCACTAAGGGCGATATGGGCTAACTATCAGGTCTTAATGATGTAGTTAGTGAGGATGTAAGGCTGCATATTGTTATGCTCGCCTCCTCCACCTTCTGTTGCCGTTGACCCGGATACAGTGTGAGTGTGGTCACCAGTTGTTTGTAACGCTCCGGTTATGTTGTGAATATGAGCGCTGTCGGCTGAAGCGGTTGCCTTAATGCGATTATTTGCAGCCTGTCCATCAGCAACGAGACCCTGATATTGAGCGATTGGACCCGACGAATTATCTACAACATAGTTATTGATGCCACCGCCATCATAGTTACCAGCGTCATGAGAGTGGGTTGATCCGGTATTTCCAATGGCGAGAGTATTTAAAGTGTGAACGTGCGAGCCAGCACTTGTAGCGGCTAATAGTCCGGCAAGGTGGGAGTGGCTAGGCATTTCTGCAACGAGAAGAAGGTGTTTCTCTTCACCACCCGTACCACCAAGGGTATTAGCGACACTTAGACGACCAGCATCAGTGCCGCCCATGTTGTCTAGGGCTACTGGAGCACGCCCACGCATATCGGGGATGTTGAAAGTAGTGGAACCGTCTCCTGAACCGTAAGTGGTACCAACTACAGAAAATAGAGCGGCGTAAGTGGCTCTGCTTACAGCCTGTCCGTAGCAGAGAAGCCAGCCAGTAGGAGCGCTGGAGCCAGCAAATGCTGTAAGGGCACCTGTAGGGGAACTAGATACCACCTGAGCAATACCTACGGGATTAACCTGATCCACCCGCATATCTTGAATCTCAGTAATAGAAGCCTTAACTGTGTTAGACGCACCAGTGAGAGCCTTAACAATTACCTTGTACAGCGGTCGGAATTCTACGGATGGGAAATCTCCCAAGTCCATACTTGACCAGTCGTACTCCTGAACCTTTCCAAGGTTGGAATCAACGTACTGACCCATGATGGCAAGAACTGGGTAGTTCAGGTTATTGGTAGCGACTATAAACATCGGCAGATATGAGTTATTCGGTACATTGGTAGTTGACCATGTACTACCCGAAACCGTGTTGTATTTGACGGTGGTAGTTCCCTGCTTCATAGGGAAATCGGTAGGAGCATCAACTATCCAATGCGCTCCCGACCGGTACATAACCGGAATACGGGCAGGTCCTTGAAGATCCTGCTGCCAAGTATTAGCCGTGGGGCTATTGGAATGGGTGATATCGACCTGAAGATCTTCATCGAAGAACGTACCGTTGGCAATATCTAATTGTGCGTGGGTGTTAGAAGACCCGTTACCGCCTAATACATAGTTAGAAACCGAAAACCCGTTGGCAATAGCCGCTCCACGAGTTCGGTGAAGGTATTCGTGGGTCTGCCAATCAAGAACAATCCCGTGTCGCTCATCAGCGAAGTACTCGGCCTTACCGGTTGTTGAGTTCCAGTAGACATACGCCGTAGGTGTATCTGAATCCCAGTCAAAGTAAGAAGTCTTGTAACTGAGAATACCCTCACTGGAGTAATAAATGTAGTAAAAGGCAGAGGTATTGGGGATAGTGACTGATTCAGGGGTCGTCTTACGATAAGACTTACCAATACACCAAACTTCGAAGTAATCCTGACCAGCCGCCGGGGCGATGGTTAGAGTCCTTGAGGAATTATTAAAAGCAAGAGTGCTCTGAGTTAGATCCGTATGTCCAATAGGCTCTCTAGTGGCATCCCTGACTTCGGTAAAAATAGGTTCTTGAGCCTCAGTATCGGTGTAGTAAGGACCAGCAGACGTTCCAATCCAAATGGGAAACGCCGGATCTCCACCCTCAAACGTGACGTATCCAAAACTACCCGCCTTCGGATACACATCCACCACATTGTTGGTAGTGATAGATGTATCACCAAACGCCTGTGGCACATATACAGTCAATTCGTCGCCTGTTACAGCGACGCAGCGAGCCTTGAAAAGGCCTGAGAAGATCTTTGTACCCGATGCGGTCATAGAGAGACCTTACTGTATATCAGCGAGCGAAGGTACGGAATACCATGGCAGAGATTTCCTTGCCTTCGGCGTTTTCAATGGTGTCAAACCCCACCACAAAGGCAAGATCGGTCCCTCGGGGAGCCACATATCCACGAGCGATAGCCAGCGCCTTAACGGCCTGACCAACAGCACCGTGGCCGATGGCCCGGAGAACCGGGTATTTGTGGCTATCGCTAATGCACTTGCTGATAGCCGCTGCTACTGATTGAGGTGCACTAGATGCTGAAACCCGAAGGATAGCGTCTTCCTCTGCCTGTGTATGCTCGGTCATTCTCTTACCTTTAGTTAGAACGGTATGAAAATGGTATCAGAACTATGAAAGTGGGTAAATTCGGATAACAGCACCTGACGGCTCGTCAGATGTGACATACACCTTTGTTGCTCGGACTTGGACTATCTGAGAGTCGTCCCGATACAGAACTCCAGTCATGGAATCGAACGTGGACCTGATGAGTTTGTCGATGTCCGGCTTCTTATCGCAGAAGATCTTCCCTTTGGGGGCCGATTTAGGTTTCGGCATGACAAAGTTGATTTCAACTCCAATAGGACCTTCCAAGAGTTCTCCTGAAGCGATGTTCGCTGCTTCACGAGCCACCTCCGCACGCCACGAAGATAGTTTTTGACGACCAGTAGTTGAGGAGCCATCAACAACAACAGCACGTCCTCCACGGACGAAGGCTGTTTTAGATCCTTGCGGGGCTGGCGTTCCATAGACTCTAAACTCAATCACTTTTCGTACCTTCCGTACGTTATGTTAGAAGGCTGTCGAATATCACTATTACGGAATGTCCAGCATTCTCCGGTGTCTCCTACAAAGCACACCCAGCATAGATCGTGATCAGGGCCGTAGTCTATAAGTGCTACTGCCCACGCAGCACCCTTGGGGGTATCAAGTGGCTGAGGTGGGTTTAATTGAAGCATCATGTCCCGTACCTAGATAAGGCGCTAGAGCCTTATCTACCTCTTCGATCTTGTATTCGTGTACCCAAGTGTACGATGACATAAGGATACTGGCGAGTTTATAAGCCTCGGCACGCCAGTACTCAACCTCATCCGCTAGCGATCCATTCATATCTTTAGTTCCCCGTGGTATCGAATACCGCCGTCTTTGATGGCAAGAAGTTGGGCCTGAACATATGGGATACCTTCCCACATCTGAACGTCTACCAGTTTTACTACCTGAAAACGAGCCACGCACTCCGGTTCGATGTACCTGCGTACGTCAGACTCGGTGTAGTAGCGGAAACTACGCTTATTCCAAAAAGAGATATGGGTAGGGTCGCACCATGCTCCTACGCCATCCGTACTGGGGACGAGGATATCTAGAACGCCGCCATGGACGAGGACACGCCACGCCTCGTTCATAGTGTGAATAGGGTCCTTGAGATGTTCGATCACATCATGTGCCCGAAGAAGACCTACAGAATCGCTACCAAGTTCCCAATCTTCATTGAGGTCACCAACAATATCGGCGTTATGGCGATCGTACGAGACATACGCCTCGGGAGAATCTATAGCCCCTCCAATATCAACCATGTACAGACCGTTGTCAGCACACCACTTCTCCTGCATGGGAATGAAGTACTTGTCGTGGTTTTGCCACATGGTGTCGTTGATCTCCTTCTGAAGACCAAGCCAAGTGTTGTTTCCGTGTACACGGTATAGGTAAAGGGGCTTATCAATATGTTTGATAGTCCCACTCAAATAACTACGAGCACATAGATCGTGATCGTCGGAGATCTTCATATCGGCATGACCACCGATACTCCAGTAGAACTCACGCTTCCAAGCACGGACGTGGTTAGGAGCAAACCAAATACGGCTGAAGTTAGAAGGGCTTGGTTCAGGAGAAACCGCTTCTAGTACCTTGTGGTCTTCGTAGTCATTTTCACGCCATTCCCAGCCGAATCCGTCAGCCCATGTGTACGGGTTCCATTCATCGTCTACCTGAAAGCAGTTGCTGTAAACGAAGTCCTCTGTGCATTTACTGATCTCTTCCAAGCAATCAGGAGTCAACTCATCGTCGTGATCCAACTCCACTAGATATTCACCAGTGCAGTAACTGCACGCAAGCCTCTTCAAGGTGCCGACCATACCGGTCTCTTCAGTATGGAATACCTTTACCCGGTCATCGCTAAACTCAGGAACACTGACATCGCCATTGGTAAGAACCACCCATTCCCAATCTTGGTATGTCTGAGATAGCAAAGACTTATAAGCACGAAGTAGGTACTTGTCGTTGTTAGTGGGTGTGAATACGCTAATCATCAGGCGTTCCAACGATCATTGCGCCGCTGATTACCTTCACGTCCCACTCGGCGGGTCAGTTCTCGGCTGATCAAGTTGGCGCAACGCTCACGGTTCTCCATAGTGACCTGAAGCATCTTTCGGCGGGCCTTTGATACGAGATAATCATTCCGTGCAGCAACGACGTTCTCATCGATATCACGCTCGGCCCGGGCTTCAGTCACCTTCTTGCCGGTGAGCATTACTACCGCTTCTTGGGTCTTGAGATGTGCCTCAGCCTCGGCTTCAATAACTTCCGCTTCAGCGACTTGAGTAGCAAAAAAGTTCTGCCATGAGAGTTGCTTGGAGAAATGCTCCATGAGAAGAGCGTCTGATACTTCCGTGATGTCCCACGGTAGTTCCGGTACATCATACTCGGGCCTAGGATCGAATCGCTCGGCCTCGTTTAGCGGTTGTGCTTCGCTTGATTCTGATGGCGGGTTTAGCCGCTTCACTTTGCGTACTGTCATCGTCTTCTCCCCAACAGGTGTTTCGATATTCACAGGATGAACACTTCTTTCCGTCTTTGACCGCCCACTCGGGGGGAGTAGGGGGTTCTCCGTTACGAACTGACTCAGCAACTAGTTCAGCAGTATCCAAGATCCCGCTAATTAGATCAGGGTTGTACTTTACTGAGAACTCTTTTACTTCCTGAGTGGGCTTCCACTCATAAATGAAAATGATCTCGTCAACACCCAACTCGGGATAAAGCATCTGAGTAAGGTGCAGATAGATCTGACCTTGACGTACATGCGACGCAAAGGGTCTTTTGATGTTCCACCATAACTCATCAAGAGTTAGATTTTCCTTCTGATATTTATCAAACAAACTGTAAGCATCAAACCTAAGGGTTCCCATACCTACTGTTTTGATTTCAATCATTTTGTAAACGCCGTCCATATTGACGATTCCGTCACTATGACCAGCAATCATCATCTCTTCTGAGACAAACGGGACCTCGTTGTACTTAATGTCGGTACCGGCGCAGCGATCGCAGGAGGTAGGAGTGTCACCTAGCCAAGTATTACCACATTCTTTGCAGTACCACTTGCCCCACATTACGCCCATCTCTTGAAGCCACCGCTGGTACTTGGCGTGAACGCTATGCCCGTAGTCAAAGACATTCTCTAAACGAAATGAAGGTGACCGGCCCTTGTAGTTCTTAGGTTCATCAATGATGCGGTAATAATCGTGGCGACCACACCAATCTCCCTTAGCCATCTCGGAGGGGTGCATGATGTCGGAGCGTCGGTCTGAAGGCTCTTTAGCCTTCTTAAGGACATGACGTTCAATAGAGGGGAGTAAAACATCAGATCTCTTGTAAGTGCTTTTCAAAGTCTTCAAAGTGTTATCAGTCATTGTCATCAATCATTTCCATGAAGTCAGGTTCTTCCAGCATTACATACCGGCGACCTGCAAGTTCGATGTGGAATACGGGAGTACGCCCTTCCTGCCAAGCAATCTTTCTAACGGAATCTAAATCAGAAGCCTTGATAGTTATCTGTTTCTTGTCCGTTCGTTTCATTTCCCACAGGAAACCCTCGTGGCCCCCCGAACGTACGTCGTGTTTCCTCTGCCACCCGTTTCCAGAACCAGCGTTCCGACTGCCCCCAGTAGCCTTCGCTATTCGTTTCTCTTGGGCTTGGGAACGCTTCATTTGTTCGCTCATGGTTCACTGGGTGTCCAGTCTTTTAGATCGTTCCAACCGGTGTTTTCAAAGTGCATGATGCCCATGATGTTCCAAAGTGCTTGTGCCCAATGGTCCTCGCTTATGTCACCATCTCGTGCAGCCTCAATATGGCGCATGGCTGAGGCAAGGAACCTAGAACACGGAATACCTTGAGTCCAGTTGTGGTCGCCGTAGAGAAGCCCACCACGGTAGTACACGTCAGCAAGACGACGTAGCGGCTCCGGTGGGATCAAGTCATAGCGAGGTTTAGCCTCGTTGGTGTCACGAATAGCGCCCGATGAAAACTGCTCCGGCTCTCCAGTTCGAAATGTCTGATAACTAAGTTCACTCATCTTCTTCACCTAATGCATATTCGCATGCTTCTCTAGCCTTGAATACGGTGTCCCATATCGTTTTAAGTTCGTCTGTATCAACGCTGAATAGATGCGGCGCTAAGAATTTCTGAACGTCATCTAAGGCTTTATCAGCGATAACAACTATCGACTTATAATCCACGAGTAAGGGTTTCCATAACCTCGTCGTGCATGGCCTTAGCAAGTTCGGGTTCCTCTCGCAGAGATGCAAGTACCGAGTCCTTGCCCTGCCAGCGATTCCCTTGGTACTCGTAATACGCCCCCCGGCGTGTGACGAGGTCACTTGCTACTGCCAAACTGAATACCTCTTTGACTGAATCGTATTCGCCTTTATGGAAAGGTGAGCAGTCATCGAAGTAGAAATCTACAACCCCCATCCGTTGCGGAGGGGCGGTCTTGTTCTTAAGGGTTCTCGCTTTGATGGCAAGCCCGACCTTCTTTTTGTCGTTCTCCAGCCACTCATCTCTCGCCACTTCGACACGGGTGAAGTAGTGGAAGTTTTTGGCTTTTCCTCCGGGAGTGGTTCGGGGGTCTCCATATACAATTCCGATCTTCTCACGCCACTGATTGATGATGAGTCCGAGACAGTCACGCTCCTTGTTGACTAGCGAACGCTTCTGCGCCTTAGACGACTTACGCATAAATTTACCCGTGAGGCGAGCACCGAGACCGACAGCAAACTGCTCCATCGTCTTTTCGTCTTCTTCTCCGGGTACAAGGGCAGGAAGCGAGTCGATAACAACAGCATCAACTGCACGGGCATCCAAAGTATCGATAACAATTTGATATGCCTCTTCCATCACGTTTGTCGTTGCAAGAGTGACTCTACTGAGATCAACTCCGAGAGTTGTAGCCCAATCGGGTACAAACTCCTCCGAAGCAATCCAAAGAGTGTGGTGATCAGGGTTGAGAGCCTGATTGGCAGCAATCGTCTTAAGAACCATAACGGTCTTACCGTTAGATTCATTACCAATGATCTCGTTCCACTGGTTAAGAGGCCATCCACCACCAAGCATTACGTCGAATGCTAGAGAACCGGTAGTGCAGCGAGGCACCTCTGTATTGTTGATCTGATCGCCTCGGACCAGTGTGTCACTTCCGTACTTCTTATTAACTCGTGCGATGATCTCTTCAAGTGTTGCGCTCATTGTTTTCCTTACGCTGATTGCCAGTTACCGGGATCGCCCTGAATGAACATTCCGTTGTAGCCACAGTCATAGCACATTGGAGCAGGTGCGGGTCCTCTAGACGGACCATTTGTACGAGAAAAATAGTGACCGCCTCCGCATTGTGGGCAAGACTGAGTCTCTGTACGAGCGGCGGGGCCTCCTTGCCATGTCATACAAGCATCAAACAGATTTGCGGGAGTTACCTTCATCTGCTGTTGCGGTTGCGCTTGAGGGGCCTGAGGATGCACAGGAGCCTGCTGAGGCTGCTGCTGATATTGAGGGTACTGCTGCTGTGGGTAGATGGGTGTCCGCTGCTGCTGTTGTTGAGAAGTACCCAACTGACGTGACCACCAGCCTGAATCACTAGACATCACTTAGCCTCCGACCAAGATTTACCAATCCCGGCATCGGCAGTAAGGGGTACTGGTCCGAGAACGGGATCGCCATTATAGGTGACTGCCCCCATAGTGGTCACTACGAGAGTCTTTGCTTCTTCTATCATATTCTCGGGAGCCTGAACAACGACCTCGTCATGGACATTGAGAAGGATGTCGATGGGAAGTCCCGACTCAATGATGTTCTCCCGAATATCAATTAGAGCGCATTTCATAACGCTGGCGGCAAATCCCTGAACAATACTGTTGATCACCTGACGTTCTGCCCGCGAACGATCACGCATTTCTTCCGCATATAGATCAGGAAGGCGACGACGGCGACCGAACGGGGGGATGTCTGCATAAGGGATCATCTTGCCATCGTTCCTTCGACCGGTCTTACGGGCCTTCAGGATCATGGAATCCTTCCATGCTGATAGACCTGCAAACTGTTCGAAGTACCTAGCAATGAACTCCTGAGCCTGCTCCATGGAGCAATCGGCAACAGTGGCAATCTTCTGAGGACCTGCTCCGTATAGCGTTCCGAAGTTTTGAGTCTTACCAACCTGACGCTGGTCCTTAGTTACTTCTTCCAAAGGCACGTCCAACATGGCTGCTGCGGCCTGAGCATGGATGTCTAGGTCCTCCCTAAACACTCGCACCATTTCTGCGTCGTTAGACAAGAAGGCTGCACAACGGAGTTCGACCTGATCGTAATCAGCCACTACCAACAGCATGCCATCGTCAGCAATAAAGGCATCACGGATAACGTCGCCACGAGGGATCTGCTGAAGATTCGGGTTCATACTGGACAAGCGGCCAGTAACCGTACGGTGCTGGTTGAAAGATGTGTGAAGGCGACCCTTAACAAGTTTCTCGGTCAGACCTTCGATGAAGGTACCAATGATCTTGTCCTTGTCGGCCCATTCCAACATTAGTGCTGCTAGTTCATTCTCTTGGGCGTAATGCTCAAGAGTCGCCTGATTCAACTGAGGCGTGTTGGTCTTGGCGGTAAAGGTCATAGGTTTGAGACCTTGACCTCCGTCCTTCTTAGGGCCGAAGAGATACTTGCGCTTCATGGTCGGGTTGGAGATAGGGAACTGTTCCCCACAGATGCTCCAAATACGACCGGCAGTAGCAGCACGTTCGTGTTCTAGTTCTTCTCCACGGCGTTTAAGAAGATCGACATCGATCTTGATACCGGTCAATTCCATATCCATGAGTACCGGATATAGACCCATCTCAATATCAAACGTATTACGCAACTCAGGAACCTTGTTCAGGAGCCGCATATTTTCCCGGTAGTACAAATGCGTATACCAAACATCCTTGGCTAAGTACTGAGCGACCTCATCAATGGGCTGCTCACTTACACCGATCTTTCCCAAGTTTGGATAAAACTTCTTCCTCACATCGGGGTTAGGAGGCACACGGAGCCAATCCATGATGAGGTCTTTGAGTCCATAACGATCCAAGTTCTCATCCAGTACATGGGTAAGGATGATGGTATCGACGTAAGGGCCGGGAGGCATCTCGTCGTAGTACTTAGAGATGGACTCAATATCGAACTTGACGTTGTGACCAATCTTTGTGCGGTCACTAAAGAAGAGAGGCTTAAGGAGTTCAAACACCTCATCCTGTCGCAACTGAGGCCCCGGATCAGCGAATGTAGCCGGGACTGTGTACGACTTCTTTACTTCACTCAACTTGCCGCTCTTAAGAACTTTGCGCTCCTCTTCGGGAGGGAGTCGCTTCTCAGAGTATGAGGGCGTTATCAATACCCCTTTGGGATGACCCATAGGAATAAGAACGACCCTATCAGGGACAGCAAACCCGATCCATGAGATCTCATTAATCTTAGGATGGGCAAAGTTGGTCTCAACGTCCACCGTAAACTCGTCGTATTTAGAGAGATGCTCAATAGCCTTCTCTAATTGCTCACGAGTACGGATGACGCTGGGAAGAGGCCGAAGCCCCTTCCCCGGCGTACGATCCTCAGACATCAGTCGTATTCGCTGATTTCCTGAGCGATCTCTTCCAAGTCAGTCTTCTTAGGGATCTGAATGATGGAAGCGTCATACCTACCTGCTGCCTTGAGTTCGGCGGGGGTAGGAGGAGTGATGTCGTAATCCTCTGACAGAGCGTTTTCACGCACCGGAATCACATTCATCTGAGTGTTCTGCTTCACTCCGGTCTTGCTGACGGCGAAGTATCCCTTTGAGAGGGGACCAATCTTCGGGTCGTTGGCATAAGCCTTGAGGACATTGAACAGGCGAGCGCCTACATCCCATGTCTTCAGCATGACCTGACCGTCGTCACCAACAAGCACGACATTGAAGGCTGACACAGCCTGCGGTCGATCACCGATGGCGCACAGCGGACAAGTCTTGCCCACAGTCTCCAAGCAGGTGTACGCACGCTTCTGCGGACCCTTGGCTGTCATACGGTCAACCCAATGTCGCCGGTAGTTAGCGTAAGGTTGATCTTCGGTGAACTTGATGATCTGAATGTTGGTTTCCAACTTCAGAACCTGAGCGTAGTCGGACGAGGAGTCCATGACCTTCTGCCCAGCAGTCCAACCACTATGTATGGGGGCTTCGACCGCAAGGGCCTCATCCTCATCGTCTTCTTCTTCCGGCTCTGAGGCACGGGGAGCACGAGGCGCAGGAGCCTCATCCTCAACGTCGTCCTCTACTGGAGGACGCTTCATGGTACGGGGGCGAGGAGCAATCTCTTCCTCGTCGTCGTAGTCATATTCTTCGGTACTCATCGTGAATCGCTTTCTATCAATTGTGCGTAAAGGTCCAACACTCTTTGGCTGAACCTCTTTGTGGGCGGCTTCCCGTTAAGAATCACCTTTTCCTCAGTAGCAATCTGCATGATCCCGAGAATCTGATCTCGGGTCCATAGCCTCTTGCCCTTAGAAGCGGTGCCGGGAAGGTTTTCCCCTCGGGGGCGAGGAGAACTGTAGGGAGTACGAGGCATAAGGCCTTTGTTCTCCCAAGACCTGATTGTTACCACAGATCTGTTTAGAGCGCTAGCCAAGTGAGAGATTGTGAAGAACTCACGTTTCTCTCCCTTAACAAAGTAGTGGACCGGCTTCTCATCCCAAACCTCGGTCGTCTTCTCGGCAGGAGCAGAGGAAGGACGGTTAGTAGGCTTTCGCCTACCGGGGTAGTTCAGGTCAGCAAATCTATCAAGTAGAGGGTCGCTCATTGGTTTAGGTAGTCCGTGATCCTATCGTAAAGATCGATTGCAGAGTGTTGCAGGTTTGGAAGGATTGAGCAAGTTTTTAAAACCTGCTGCATTACCAGTAGATCGCTGCGGGTAAACATTATGGAAGGCTCAGGTGGTGCCTTCCTTACTGATTTCATGTCTACTCCTTCATTAGAATAAAAGCAAATGTCTCTTTCTCTGAGTACAGACGCTTAACTTCGTCATCAGGGATAACCCCTGCAAAGTTGGCAGCGAGCAACCCATCCTCATTGAGAACTGTAATTGTTTCCAAACAAGAGTCTTCCAACTTGTATTTGGTAACTAATTCCATAGCGACATCTTCATCAAGAATCTGAGAGACACGGCGCTCCCGTTTAACTCCCGTGACGTTGTCAATGGGTTCTTCCAGTTCAAAGTATGAAGACCCACGATCGTCTACCTCGCCTTGTTCTGCGAGGTAGGTCATCAGGTGCTTCTTGGCGGTGTCTTCGTTCTTTTGAAGACGCTCCCGGCCATGTCGGAACTGGAGATAGTGGTGAATGTAGTCCTCAATCTCAGGATCAATCATCAGTGCTCTCTTAAATAGGGTGGATGGTCAAGGTACATTAATAATCAATTATCGGCAAGGAACTGACGCAGGCTCGTTAGATCCAGCGGAAGTTGGCCCTTTGCGTCATATTGCCCGTCAATAAAGGCTTCGCTGATTTTCCTCTTCTGAATCAGCATGTCGTATTGACGCTCTTCGATAGTCCCCTTACAAAACATTGAATCGATAACAATCGTTTCATGCTTAGAAGAAGTCCTATCGATACGGGCCACTCGCTGTGCGAAAGAACCCGCAGACCATGGAAGGTCATAACTAATCAAATGAGTACCGGAGTCTAGGTTTACACCATAGGCTCCTGCATCGCTTGATAAGAAAACCCGACAAGAATAGTCGGAATTAAACTTAACTATACGCTCGTCTCTAACACTGGAGGGAACGTCCCCCGAGATAAGAGTGTGTCCATACTTGGCTTTTTTCAACTCTGCTGAAATGATTGCCAGCATCGCCTTGAAGCCCGAGAAGATCACGACCTTGTTCATAGGGTCCTCTGACAAGATGTCGTTAACTGTCTCCATTAACGCAACTAATTTGGTTGACGTAGAAGGAGCCTTATCTAAGCGGCCCGACTCCTTCAACTCCGAAGCGTATTGAGAACCTCCTTTGGACTCCTCGTCATCAAAGTCAGAAGCACTTTTGAGAAGGAGAGCCGGATGGTCGCATAGGAGGCGCATCGCAGTGACCCGGGACATAATCATCCCCTTGAACTGGTTAGCAGCCTCATCGTCACCACGACCATAATTAGCCAGCAGATCAAATCCACCCATACCCGCCGCCATAGCCATATCGATAAGATCAATAAGATCAAGTTTGATTTCATCGTAAAGTTTCTTGCTCCAGTCATCCAGCGGAGTCGGGGTCTCCAACGTAAGGACTTTGGGAAGAAATTCAGCGATATCAGATCGACTGCGTCGGAACATTGACTCAGTCAAGGCTGACGCAAGAGTATCTAAGTTTTTATAAAACTTCGGTCGGCCCCAATTGTCCCGGGTAATGAATGTCCTGTCGAACTTATGGAAGGACCCGAGAACGTCAGGGTCTACGAACTCCATAATGGAGAACAGTTCTTCAGGACGGTTCTCTACAGGCTGTCCCGACATACCAAACCGGTAGTCGGTATGTTTACCAAGAGCCTTCATGTGGCGAGACTTCTTGGCCTTGAAACTCTTAATGTTTGTGATTTCGTCAGCGATGATGAAGTCGATTGGAAGATACTCCTGAATCAGATCCCAATCGTGGATAAGAGCCTCATAGTTAAGAATTGTGTATCGATACATATGGGCTTGCTTGTATTGAGCGGTCCTCTGCTTCTTGTTACCGTCAATGACCATGACACTAGGCTTTGCCCAATACTCAATTTCACGCTTCCACTGAAACTTGGTTGAGTTCTGAACAAACACAGCACCAGCGATGATCTTCCGCTCGGCGGCCAATTTCTCCACGGTTTCAATAGCCGTGCGAGTCTTTCCCGAACCCATAGTCATGGCTAGTAGCAGGCTCCCACGATGGAGAGCCTGCTCAATTGCTTCCTCTTGATAAGGACGAAGAGGGGGAAGTTCAGTCATTGATCCAAAGTCGAATACCGGGGACGCAAGGGTCCCACCCGTCTTCCCATGCCTGTTCTTCTTCCTTGGTATTAGGAAGCCCTTCATGGGTAACACACGTTGCGTCGGAACAGTAACCCTTATCAATTCCGTACTGAATCCATTCATCAATGGTCATTTCAATTCCGCTCATTTTTCCACTTCCTCATGTTATAAAAGTTCATAGACCACCACATGAATGACATAGCAATGAATCCGGGTTTCCCGTAAATAAGGCTGTACACAAACCACGGGACAGAGTGCGTTAATACAATGGCCCACCCCCACCACAACTTCTTACCGACAAACCACATTCCTGTGATGCCAATTAGTTCGAAGAAGAATAGGACCCAAGTCCAAGTGTTTTCAGCCACGGTTTAGTGGGGGAAGGATAGTAATAACACCTTCAATGTGAATAGCAAGAAACTTAGCGAAGTCTTCCTTACCTTCGGGAGAGTGCATATCGTATGCACGTCCAACCAAGGTATCCCAGCGGCGTGAGTTTACATATTCGTGTACTGCTTCTTCAATAGTATTCATATCAGTCCTCAGGAATGATCGTAGGGAAGGGGACACTATCCGTGTCCCGCATTACATAGATACCAGCAATAGTGTGGTTACCACATTGGCAACACAGTTCAAGCGGGTATCCGGGCGCAGTAGCAGGTATTGAATAGGAGACTGGTACCCACTCTCCGTCATCAGTTTCAGCCCACTCGGCAGTTTCGTAAACCCAACAAGGGTCACAAATAGGTTGGCGTGCTCTGCTCATCAGTCTCCTAGTGATTAGTCAGGTTAAGTGAAATACTGCGATGCCAAGCGGCGAGTAGGTCCTCATCGGACACTACGTCTCCGGGGTCTTTTACATCAAGCCCGTTGTAGTCAAAGTCGAATACAACGCAACCTTTCTTTGTAAGGCGCTTGTGTAGCAGATCCGTGGCTCGTTTACCAACGGAATCGTTGTCCATTGCAGAAATTACATAGCGGAAAGTTCGTGATAGAAGATTCATCTGTTCCGAACTAATGGCCGCTCCAAAACTTGATACCGCCGGGATACCGACTCCATACAGACGAACGGCATCAAGAGGGGATTCAACGATTGTTATCTTGCTCTCATTCTTGAACAAATGGAATCCAAACAGAGTTGTTGACTTCTCCATACCAGTTGGATGGTTTAGGACGATGCCCTTCTGACGGAACTGATATCCCATTAGTTTCCCGTTAGGTGTACGGACAGGTATTACCCATGTCTTGTTTGTACCATCCCAGCGAATTTCAAAATGATCTGCGGCATCTCGGGAAAGGTGTCGGCGCTCAAGGAGCCGGTCAGGTAAATCCGTGTAGTTCTGCAAAGACCATTCATCTACGAGAGGTCCAGTTTCCTTCTCTACAGATTTGTCCCTGTTGAACGATGAAAGCACAGACTGCTTGGATAGTTCCCATTCCAAGTCGTCGGGAACTTCACCGACAATGTCTCGGTAGAGAGTTGATAGAGATCCGGCATATCCGCAAGAGAAGCAGTGATGTACATAGGTCTTGGCGTTGATCGACCAAGATGGGTGTCCGTCTTCCTTCCCTGTTCGTGCCAAGTGCATCGGGCACTTCGCCAATAGTTCATCACCGGTCTCCCTCAGGACATGGATATCAAGTTCGTAAAGAATACTTTCGATATCAAGCAACATCTTCGTCGTCGTCCCACTGGCTATGAAGCGATGAAGGCTTAGGAGCGCTATTGGAGTTAGCGATAGGCATTTGATTATTTATCATCTGCTCGTAAGTGTTGTGATCAACCTCTTCGATAAGACCCTTGCTCCAATCAAAATTGACATACGCTTCACCCTTAGGGCTTGATCGTGAAGCAAGAACCTTGAAGCGTGACATTCCTTGGATCTGCTCGTGTGGTTCAACACCAAACACAATGTCAGAGTCCTGAGCGAATGAGGAGGAGTATCCGATGGATTCCATCTTCAAGCCGCCCTTAGAGCGATACAGCATGGCCTGAGTGGATATCACAATAGGTATGCGTGCTGTCTGAGCGAGACGCTTAAATCCTCGGGTAATGCTGGTGAGAGCCTGAGGCGTTCCCTTGTCGTTACCGTTCTCGTCATCCATGAGATAGACACCATCGACAATTACTAGAGCAGGTTGATACTGCTGGATCTTTGCCTGCACACCTGAGACGGTGATAGCGCTAGTTATGTCGCTGGTAATAGTGAACCCTTCCATCTCCTTACGGAGACCCAGTACTTTCTTTATCTTCGATTCCTCAATCGGATCGAAAGTTCCTGTAAGGATCTTTGTAAGCCCTACTCCTGAGATTAGAGAAACAAGTCGGTCTTCCTGTTCTTCGGTACCCATTTCGAAAGTAACAAACAGAATACGATTCCCATTACGGTGAGCATTAAAAGCCAGTTTGAGAAGAATGCTTGACTTACCGGCTTTAGGAGTTCCGACCATGGTAATCAGTTGCTCAGGTTGTAATCCTCCAGTAAGTCGATCAATACCATCAAGTCCTGTAGTGATACCTCTGAGATAACCGGGATTATCACGACGATCAATAAGTCGATCCATGATGCGACTTTGGGACAAGAAGAAATCTGTGTCCCGACCTTGTGAGATCTCATGGGCAGCATCAGCCAATCCTTGGCGAATGATCCCTTCTAGATCGTCACCAATTTCAGGCCCTTCTTCTTCGTTCAGTCGATTGACATATTCCTGCATCGCATTGGTAAGAATTACCTTCTTGCGATCCTGCTTGAGTTGGTTCAGGTAATAATCAACAGGCTCTGAGTAATCAACAAACTCATATGTCGGATAAGCCTTGTGAACTACATCCTCGGACGGTGGCTTGCCGTACTTCTTGTAATGCCCAATAACCATGTCCCAAATCTGAGCATGTCGATCATCGGGAAAGAAGTCGTCAGAGATCTTAGATTCAATAAACGGGAGTAATTCCCCTTCAAGAACAATCTTAGAAAGGCAAGCGTTCTGAGTGTCCACTTAGAACATGCCCCCGTACTGAGTCTCATACGCACGGATGCCATATCGATCAAGACGTTCAGGTACAGAGTCAACGACGTGATGGACGTTAGGTCTCCAAGAGAGCGACTCGCAGAACATGTCGAATTCGCTGTAATCGCAAGCCGATACACGGACCTCGTACTTCTCTAACCAATCGGCAGCCATGTCACCGACCTCAGGAGCAAGGAATGTGACGACATCGACAGGGGTGTTCAGTCGGTAAGCCTTGTCGTTGATGACCTTGATGGCTTGCTTATTCCAACCCCAATTGTCAGCGGAGACCCATTCGGTTTCTTTGTGCTGTCGAACAATTCCCGAACGATGAACTTCGGGGGGAGGAACCTGAGCGAGGATTCCCTCAAGAACAACAATGATTCTGTTGTCCATCCATGTTGCAATGTCGCCATTTTCCATTAGAGGTTCCTCGCATCAAGCCGGATCGTCATGCTGTTGCGTTCTACCACAGATCGGAAGCCCAATGGCAAATTGTCCCAAAGACCGCTCTGACATGCGATTACGTTAGGAAGTCGTTTGTTCTCTCGCAGTCGGAGAAGATTCTCAACTTCGTACGTCTGCATTGGTGTGTACCCACGACCAACGTCATCAAGAAATAGGAAAGGTGATTCTTTCATGTTCCAAAAGGATCGTTCCCACTCGGTGTACTCCTTCCAAAGAGCATCGTCCCGTGCGTATTTCTGAGTCATCTCTTCCATGCGCCACAAGTTACGAAGATCAGCAAGGAAGTCATACTCGGTCCAGTAGAACATCTCTGTTCTGTTCACCTTGTGGATCTGCTTAAGAATCTCAATACCAGTAGTGGTCTTCCCACAACCGGCTGTCCCAAGCATGAGAATACCTACGCCGCTTTCCCATCCTGCCGAAAGAAGATATTCCTGAACTAGTTCGTTAGAGGTGATATCGATACTTATCGTCTTAGGAATACTGGAGCCGGGAATGAACTGGTTCTCTCCTGAACGAATCATCTAGCCCTCGCATTAAGAAATTGAATCTCTGCACGCATAGCGTTTATGTCTTCTCTCATTCGATCAATCTCATTAGCGGCTCGGCACCGCACGCAGAGGAATCCATCACGATGGGAGTTTCCATCGTGGTTACGGAGTTCCCAAACAATGTCTTCGCCGTTCATCGATTCATCCTCTCTCGGAATCGTTCTAGTTCGGACTTGTCATCATTTGCAACAGAGGGCTTTTCTGAAGTCTGAGTAGCGATCTTCTGCAAGCGTCCTCGGTTATACCAAAAGTCTTTCCACAGTTCGTCAGCCTTGAGAGGAACCTGACCTGAATCGATCAGCCGGAAGAAGATATCGATCATCTCTGAAATCTGCTCTTCAGAGTGAGTCTCCAGCAGAGATTTCATACGGGCCTGAAATATCTTCTGAACCGACCAATCGACTGCGATGTTCAGGCGCTTCTCCCGAGCAACCATCCAACACTTGTGGAACTGCTGGGTCAAACGCATGTTCGGTCCATAAACCGGGGCAGGCTTCTCCTTCGCTTCCCTAGGTACTGAGAAGTCGTCAACCTCTACCTTCGACCGAGTCGGCTTTGATCGTGATTCTTTAGGAGCACTCCACTCATCTTCGTATCTCATTGAGTCCTCTGTCTGTGTAGGAGAGATCGAAGATCTCGATCTATCCGTAAGGAGTTGGGTTCCCTCTCGGGTATATACATGGGTATGTAGGGCATTTCCGCAGGTCACAGCGTTGTCAATGTGACCACTCGTCACATGAATGTGACCACACGTCACATCAATGTGACCACTAGTCACATTTTCATCCAATTCTTCAATGGTATTTGGAACCTGTGTGTAGACCATATCTTGACGATCTTCGTACCACTGTTTGCACTCTTCCATGACGTGTACCGGTATTCCGTAACCCTTGATCATGGTGAACCGCTCGTCCGCAGAGCCGTTGATATTTACTATCAGGCCCTTCTTTCGGAGGCGGGAGAGTGTCTTTCTGAGTACGTTATGAGAGATCGACATGATGTCTGCCCACCACTCTTGGCCGTACTTAGGGAACCACGCATAAGCGTTACCCGGCTCATTCGATTTTCCCCTGAGGGCGATGAACTGAAGCACCTGATACTCAGACTGACTGAGATCGTGCTGCTGGGACCATCCGAACGAGGTGGCTCGGACTAGGTCCAGCGTTCTGTAGGTAGGTGACATTTGTTACTCCGATAGTTACGAGGGTCGCGAGTTAAGCACACTATGCGGTGGTGTGTCATTCGATCTTTCTACGGTTTCTATGTGGTACAGTCTTGTCGCACAGTACGAGTTCCGACCGTCGTTCGCTTTCCGGGCTGGGTAGGCCCTTAGCGTCAGATACGAGTTGGCCGTAATCTGTGTCCCAAGCCTTCCACAGCCTTGTGGAGGGCTTGTGGATTTCTTAGGGTACCGACTAAATTACTACTCGTGTATCCACACGTTCACTATCAAGCCGAAGAGGTGCCAGTCATCCTGTCCTACAGGAGTGACTTAGTCGTGAGCGTGGAAATCAATACCGAAGTAGGGGATGAACTCCACATCGTCCTAAATCGCCGTATGGCGGCTGATCTTAGGAATATGCTGGATATCTACCTAGATGGGTGAGAGGCCCCTCAGGGCGGACTGAGGGGCCTCTCAGGACGCTGACAGTACGGGAAAGGGGAACCGTACTAATAGACGAGTGCAGCCTGCTTGGCGGTAAGCAAGCGCATCTCAGCCTTTCCGTCAGCGTCGATCTTGACTAGGTAGAATCTTCCTACAGGAGTAGATGATTTAGTATCATACTCCTGTACAGGTTCTTGTACAAGTACTGACTCTGCGACCTCTTCCGGTGTGACCGGAACGGTCCCCATGAGTACATCGATCATGGAATCCTTTGAGCGCATATCCCTAGGAACTAGTCCACGGCTCTGAACCATGGTCTTAAGTTCGGTGAGATTCAACTCCATGAGATCTTCTCGGGTGAAATCAATCTCGTCCTCATTAGAGGATTCGATGTTGATATAGAAGTCCTCGGCAGTTGGAGTCTCCAGCGGCTCAGCAATTGTCTCTTCCTCAGGTACTTCTTCAAAGGTGATCTCCACCATCTGATTACCGAGGTCATAGACAGGGATACCTAGATCGATGAACTTCTCAATAGCGCTGAGGACTTCTTCGTCACTATCAAGATCATCAGACAGGATAAGGACAGCACGTTCCTCATCAGGTTGAGGACGGACCCTAGTCAGTTTGACGGTAAAAGCCGTTGGACTCTTGACGAAATGACAATAGTCAGCCTTGTCAGTCCACTCAGGGATTGCTAAATCACCCGAATCCGATGTGACGTATTCAAATGGAACTGAGTTCTTGATAGACCATTGGACGATGTCCTTGTAGGTATCAGACATATCCTGATCCCCATCAACAAAGATCATCCAAAAATCCTCATCCTCTTCAACCGCATCAGACAGGCTGGAAAGTGACGACAGGACTTCCTTCTTATTGGCATTACCGTTACCGATAAGTGTGTATAGCATTTCTTCTCCCTTTTAGCGACGACGCATGATCGTGGACAAAGCCTCATCAGACTTGGCGATGAGAAGATTCTCAGCCATCTGAAGGAAGGCGACAATACCCGCAACTCCAAGCGGAGCAAACCACTTGTAGTTATCCCACGGGAGCATAACGATCACAGAAAGAGCCAACTGGATGATGCCCCATAGCCATGCTGGTGCATCTACCCAAGTTTGTAGAAGACGTACTATCCAAAAGACCCCTAGGGCCATCAATACATAGTCCATTGCGTTCCGTTCAATGTGTGGTCAGTTGTGCATTTCGAAACCTAGCAAGGTTCCGAGTTGTTTGCAACCTTAGATTGCACCAAGGTTGAAGTCAAGCGAACTATCAATTGTGCTGACCGGAGTACCATTAACGTCAGAGATGGGGTAATAGGCATCTCCTACCCAGTTAAGTGGAGTCACGTTAGTAACTGCGTCCCAATGCGCTGTTATGTTAGATCCAGTGGGGGACCACTCTTCCAACAATCCCGGCTTGTATAGGTTATCAAGAGTGTCGTAGTCACCTAGCAACCGAGCACGAGTGTTTTCATAGTTGTTGTACCACATAGAAAAGTGACTATTGGCGTAGGTAGACCCGCCCATCCAGCGGTAATCGCCGGGAAGACTCAGCGTTGAGTTCCCATCAAAATACTCATACTGACCCTCGTGTGGGTCGATAAGTACATCATCTACCCAAAGAGTAGAACCTGAGTATTCAATTCGGAGCATAAGATCAGATACGTCGTCCGGTATTTGGATGAGTGCCGTAAACTTCTTAAACCCTGAAGTCGAAGTGCCCCCACCAAGCACTTCGGCTGCTCTGTTTCTGATGTAAATAGAACCGCTGGCATCTGCTGGACGAATAACAATACCGAAATACAACTCAGTTGTTTCTTCAGTAGAACCATTTCCGCTCGCATAGAAACTAATTGAGTACCAGTCGTTAACTACTGGGAATAGGTTAGATTCCAGCACCAACCGCTCTGACCCACCGGAAGAGAGGACCTTTCCACAGTACGGACGTTCAGTACCTCCAACACCTGCTGGAGTAGGTGTAGAACCTGCACGGCTAAGAGTCGCTGAACCGGAACCCGACTCACGACCTGCTCTCCAATATGGAACGGGAGCAGAAGATCGTTCAAAGGAAGGGTTTGCTACAAAGTTAATCCTCTGTGGCTGAACCCAAATGTGCTGAGCATGCGCCCCTTCCCAAACGGGTGTGGAAAGGCTCAAAAGGGTATATCCGACCGAGAATACTTCCGTTGAAGTGTCATATCCGATTATGTACTGTTCTCCGATTACAGCGCCTGTTTCAAACTGTCCATATACGGATTGATAGTGAGCGACTGTGTCGGGACCGATACCTTGAGTCGATGCGAACAGTACTGGATTAGTTACACCGCCGTGTGGACCTACTAGATAGAACACTGCGGAAGAGACTAGGGCCTGTGATGGGTCGTTATCGACGTACCAACCAGCACCATCCTCCACTGATACAAATATTCCATCGCCATCAACAACCTGTAATCCTTCTAAATCTCCGCCAAGTGTGATCTTTGTAAGGTAAAAACTTGATGGAGCACCATCGATAGAAGTCTGCTCAGTAAGCAATAACTGTGTCTTTACCCATTCCGGGTATGCGTCAAGGTCGCTAATACTTTCAATATCAGCGAATCTTGCTGCTTCATCTTCAGAGAATAAAGGGGATCGGCTATACAAAAACACTTTAACTTGTTGCGATCCATCCCAAGTGATTGTGTCGTAATTACTCTTAAACCAATCGGTAAGAATCATTGTGGAAGTAGTCATACGTTTTCACCCCAGCAGGTAAGAAGATCCAAGGAGTTCATTAGGAACACCGAGAGTAAGTGTTGTATCAGGCTCTACTGCGAACTGGGAAGCAGAGTTCAATTGAGGGCTAAACATACATGCAGCGATATGTCGCTCATAGGAGTTATTAAAAGCGATATACGGAACAGCGTATACATATTCCTCACCACGAAGAGATAGTGGAGACTCAGACTGAACTGAATATCTGACTAGGTTAGTAGTATCGGCACCATTTGCGGTAGAAGTAATTTGCTTGCTGAATGAGATGAAATCGTCATTGATATCAAAAGTATGATTAGCCGGTAAATTGAACCACATAACGCCAGCCGTTACGTTTGCAGCAGTGCTACCGGGGTCAGTACCAAGGCGCTTAGCGTAGAACGAAAACGTATAGATATTGCCCGAGTCACAGCGGATACCATGAAACTGGGGGTAAAACGATACGTCTTCCACTAGGTAGAATCGGTTAATAACTTCCCCTACGCCTAGACCGCACATAAGTAGAAGCCCTTTATCGGCAGAAGCAGCAGTACCATCTGATGCGTTATCGTCAGGATTATAGGTAGCGTAAAGCGCACGTTTCCTAATAGAAGGAGAGTTAGCCTCATCGACCGTTGCGATATCGATTGGGTTCCAATCCGTCGCCGTAGCGCCCCATTCTTCTGAGTTAACGAACGTATCCTCGGTACCTACAAGGCTTCCCCAAGACCCAGTATTAAATACAAACTCAGCGTCATCCGTGAGATTCATCATATTGACTCCCTCAAGAATTTTGTTGTTGTACTTAGTGCTTGCTAGAGCCAACTTCTGAATTCCTCGGGTACTTCCACGCTCGTCATACAACTTGTTGACGGTAGCCAACAGTGACCTATACCTAACGTCTCCGAGACCTTCCTCTGCGTCTACGCCCATGTTGGTTTCTCCAAGGGCATGGAGTAGGCCCTCGTGAACGTAATCCACGTTGTATACGTTCTCTACGCCTTCCGCAAGGGTACGGGTGTAGTCAGCCTCAAATCCTATTGCCCGAACAAGTCGCTCAAGAACTCCTGCCTGACCAGTACCGGCAACGAACTCCCGGTCTTTAATACGGTAGTAGGGAGGAATTAGATCGTAAAAAGTCTCAAAGTGCTTGTAGTTATTAGGAACAAGAGCCTCAGTGGAACCACCTGACACCCACCGAGCACTACTGTAACTACCCTTAATATAGAAGAACAGCGTGTAGTAATACCAGCGACCGGAGGGTAGATTACGGTCGTACAGACTTTGCGATGATGCTACTGGACGCTGGAATTCATTATCCGCAGCAGCAGGCTGGGTCTCCATAACCATAGGGACCTGAAGATTTCCGCTATAGGAAAATACGTCCGTATATTTACGCTCAAAGATTTTCTGACCATCAAGCGGTGTCATCGGGTAACCAAATGCAGATCTAGTAACCGCCACTAGTGGTGTGAGTCCGGCTTCTACATCATCAAGAACTTTCTTATTGACTACGTCATCTACGCCCCAAACGATTCGGGTAGTGTTGTAATCCCAAGGTTCAATATAGAAGGTAGTTCTAGTAGACAGTGAGTCAATGATTGTGTCGGAAGGCTGGTACCT